GGCCACAGCGTCCGGCACACTCAACTGCTCTGTCAACGGTACGGCGGTTAGCACGGCCGCAACGTTTCCGGCCGCTACCTTCGTTGGAGGGCGCGCGGTAACCGAGACGACATCGGCAAAGACTGTCACGCTCAGCAACATGCGCCTCCAGATCACCTTCAGCGGGCACTAGGGCACACTATGCGTCGCTTGGTCGCGATCCTAGCTCTTCTACCATGCGGAGCGTGCGCTGACGCACTTAGCGATATCGTCGGCCCGGTCGTACCGATGAACTCGGGTCCATGGGCTGCTTATGACCTCGCGGTCAAAGGCGACGTCGATGCGATCGTCAACTACTCAATGAACTACGTCCCCCTTACTGGCTCGGCGCTGCCTGGCACGTATACCCTCAACAACGTGATCCCGATCACGCTCACTGGGACAACGGCCCCAGGGGTGAATCCTGGCGACACAATCCTGGTCGCCTGGAACGGTCCGGACGGGGCAGCAAACACGCGGCTTATCATGGGCGTCGCGAGCGTCTCCGGCAACGTAATCACGACCACGAACAGCAGCGGCCTGAGCAACACCGTCTGGAACTCCAGTCCACTGAGCGGCCTCACCGTTTATACTTGCGCCCGCTGCGTAGTGGATATCACCGACCCGACATACGGGACTGGATTGCTGGTGTACAGTTGCGGGCACTGGGGCCTCTGCGGACAAAACGGCGGAGCCTCTTGGAACTTCTACGATCCGGCGCTGGCAATCTACCGCGTGTACCTTCGCACGGGAGACCCTGCGTATCTCACTGCGTTCCGGAACTTCACAGATACCTGGTGGGAATGGGCACTTCAGTCAGGAGCACCCCAGGGTCTGAACCCACCTCGGTGGTACTCACTCGTCTCTCAATACGTTCGTGCGCTTGACCTCGGAGGAGCTCAGGGCACGGCACGTCTTGCCGCTCTGTACGGAGAGGTGTACTCCCTAAACTTTCTCTCCAACGTAGGTCCTTGCCGCCTAGACGGTCAAGACAACCGTGAACCTGGCTACTGTCTGATCTGGGCGGCAGTGGGAGCGCGTGCGGACTCCGACGCGACGCGCCACACCAACTACTGCTCGATGGTGACAACGCTGGTCAACGATGCGCTCTCGGTCCAGGACGCCAGTGGCAGGTGGAACGAAAAGAACGGTCCATTCTCGTATGCGATGCCAGGCGAATCTCCCTGGAGAGTCTTCGCTCTCAATCAGGGACTCGCGCGGGCTTATGACGTTCTGAACGACACGACTGCGGCAGGATGCAACAACACCACGCTCGCCGCCTCGGTTCTGTCGGCCCTCGTTGCGAGCGGAAACTGGGTCTACAGCTCCGGATACGATCCTACGGGAAGGCAGATCTACTACGACGCGGATCACCCGAACGATGGATTGAACGCAACCGGACTCGTGAATCACGGAGGCACCTGCACGGTCACCTCTGGCTCGACCTCGTTCACATGCTCCGGTGGAGTGACCCTACAAACTGATTTCAACTGTAACGGCACAGACTACATCGGCTTCGAGAACTCCTCTGGCTCGACGTGGACCGCGAAGCTCCAATCCTGCGCCAGCCAGACGCAGGGAACATTCACGTCAGCGTGGGGCGGCGCGGAGCAAACCACCAAGAACTACATGGGCAACGTATCCGCAGGATCGTACACGTCTATTAACTTCGACAGCCCTCAAATAGCTCGTTCCCTTCCAGCCTCAAGTACGTGTCACAACTCTGCGTCTTTCTGCGTCCCGTTCGGTTCGGGACTGCAATCAGGTTACACAAACCGCATCGGTAATTTCGACGCGATCTGGATCATGGGCTGGCTGTACAAGACCACTGGCAACGCAACGTGGAAAACGCGCGGTGACGAGATATTCTCTGCCGCTTACGGAGGGCCAGCCGACGGACCAGGAGGCTCCATGCCGTGCAGCGGCCCAGGCTGCGATGGGTACGAGGCCGACTACGGTAACGTGCTCCCCGGATGTTTCGGCGGAATGGTTCCTCCGCCGTGCAATCGATTCACCAACTACGCAGGACCGATGAATGTGTACGCGTTCCTGGGTAAGACAGTTGGCCAAGTGGCCGGAATCGGCGGAGCCGACAACTACCTGGGGTGGAGGTTAGGGGGATTTGTTCCGACGATCACGACAAGCTGCCCGCTGCCCAACGGAACCCAGGCGGCGGCTTATTCTTACACGCTGGCGGCATCGGGCGACACGCCCATCACCTGGTCGATCACGTCGGGCTCCCTGCCCACCGGCCTGACTTTGAACAGTTCGACGGGGAATATCAGCGGCACGCCGACCGTTCCTGGGCTTGCGACCTTCGCCTTCCAGGCCACCAACGCGATCGGAAGCGCGCCGAACGGACCACTCAATTGCAATCTCACAGTCGATTCTTCAACCAGCGGCCATACGGGCAGCCGCACAGGGGGCGGGGCGCGCATCAACAACGGACGAGTGCATTAGAGCGATGGAACAAAACGGGAGCAGCCGAATGAAAGACGAGACGTTCAAATGGGCCGGCATCACGGGAGCAACGCTGGCCGCCTGGTGGGCCAAGGTTCCCCACCCGGAGCAGGCCTTGCTGATTTTGATCCTGCTCGACTTGGCGATGGAGTTTTTAGGATCGCGCTCGCAGGATAAATTCACACGCCAGGCGATGGTAAAACGCATCAGCCTGAAGTGCCGGACCTTGGTCTATCTGGCGGGGGCCGGCATCGTCGACCATTACTTTTCAACCGACATCGGCTTTGACGTACACAAGCCGGTGGCCTACATGCTGTGCTTCTACGAGTTCACCTCGATCACGGACAACTACACCAAGTACGGCGGAAAAGTGCCTGCGGTGGCTAAGGCGGCGCTCGACAAGCTCGGATCAATCTTCAACGGCAAACCGGAAACCGCCGAAACTGCCGCGGCGATCAAAGAAGCCACAGCGAAGGAACCGCCGCCCGCCACCTAATCCATGACAGACCTGCTCTACCGCATCTGCTCCGCCATCGCCACCCAGGAGGGCCGCGCGTTCTCCAATAATCCGGGCAACCTGCGCACCGCGCCCTGGCTCGCATCCCCCGCGGTTTCGGGCGGCTTCTGGATTCCCGAATCACGCGCCCAGGGCATCGCCGGCATGTACCACCAGGTGGCGCTCGATATTGCGCGCGGCATGAGCTTGCGCCAACTGATCAGCAAGTGGGCACCGCCGACGGAAAACCAGACCGAGGCCTACATCGCCAACGTGAAAAAATGGACCGGGATTCCGGACGAAAACCAGCCGCTCCAGGAGCTGCTCGAAATCATGCATTGCCCGAGCGGAAAGCCGAACCTGGTGGCACCAAAATGAAAGCGTTCGCACTGTTCGCGCTAACCGCAGCGATCGGGTTCGGGCAATCACTGCCGCCATACTGGGCCAAGGGCGCGCTGAATCCGGCCGTGACGCAGGAGACGATCGGGGCAACCATCTGTAAATCCGGATGGAGCAAAACCGTGCGGCCACCGGCAGCCTACACTAACCGACTCAAGATCGAGCAGCTCCAGCGCCTCCTGATTCTGGTAAGGCTTTCGGCCGAGGGCGGGCCCAGTCCGGCCGACTATGAAGAAGATCATCGCGTGCCACTCGAGCTCGGCGGAGCTCCGCGCGGCGAGGAAAATCTCTGGCCCGAACCGTGGGCGCGGCCGTATGGCGCGCACGAAAAAGATCGCCTCGAAAATGCGCTCAAGCGCGACGTCTGCAAAGGCAAGCTCAGCCTAGCGGCCGCGCAAGCCGTGTTTCTGGGCGACTGGTGGGCCGAGTATAGGCGGCGTTTTGAGAAAGGCACCCCGAGGTGATTCGCGTTCTTGCCATCGCGTATGGCCTTGCGGCGCTCGCCACAGGCCAGGTGACCGTCACGGCCACACCCACCCCCGCCGCGATCGCCCGGGCGTTTCTCGAACGCCGCTACGCGGGTGTAGCCGCCTGGAACGTCGCGGTCTGCGCGACGGCCGCGGGCTCCAGGGCCTCGGCCGGCCAGGTGATCCAGGAAGCGGCCAAACAGGGGGTCTTCCTATTCAGCCCGGGCGCCACGGATGCCCTCGCGGTCCGTGCCGTCGGGCGCTCCCGGGCCCAGCTCGCCCTCGACGTCGGCGAGGGCTTGAGCCTGGGAGGGGCGGCGCTCACCGGCGGGAACCTGATCAAGCTGACCGATAGCGAGAAAACCAAGGCCGTGTCGACGCTCGCGATCGCCGCAGGCCTGGCGCACTGGATTGCGACCAAACTACAGCGGTCCGCGCCGGACCCGGCTCGTCTTCGAATCCTCGATTTGCCGGCCGAAATTACGCTCCCGGCGGGCGGCTGCTGGACGGGAATCGCCCTCGGTCGCGACAAGTAGGAGAGCCACATGCGTCTGATCCTTTCCCTGTGCCGCGGCTTCGGGTCGCGCTTCTGGTTCGGAAGTCCCTTCCTGCGCGTCGGCAGTGACACCCTCGAGGGCGAGCAAGCGCTGGCGCGCCTCCGGGAGCTCACCCTGGCGCGCCGCCTGCTCGTCGTGGTGGGAGGGTTCAACAATACCGAACGCGCGGCGGAAGACGCGTTCGCCGTCATTTGCCGCAACCTCGAACTGCGCGGCATTCTGGGTGAGACGGGAGCCTACCAGGTGGCCATGCTGGTCCTCTGGCCCGGATTCGATCCGCTGTCGTACGTGGTCGCCGAGTACTCCGCCCGGCATGCCGGACGCCGGCTGCGTACGATCCTCCAGGCCCTAAGTCCGAACGGAATCGACGCCGAAGCGCACAGCCTGGGCAATCTGGTGGTGCTCGAATCAAACCGCACGGGAGATCTGGCCTTCCGCAATCTGATCCTGACCAATGCGGCCGTCGATGATGAAGCGATCGAGACCGGCCAGGCCTACGCAACGGCTGTGGCGAAGATCGCGGGCACCTGTCTGGTGGTGTATTCGCGCGCAGACGAGGTGCTGGGCGGGGCCTACCGATGGCTCGGGTCCGTGCCTCGGAACCTGTGGAGTCTGGTCAAGACGGGCGTGGGCGGATTCGGCGACCGCGCACTGGGATTTAGCGGCCCCGAGCACGGCACCGAACGAATCCCGCCCAACGTGATCCCGCTAGACGGCACCGCCTGGTGTAAGAGCCACGGCGCCGCACGCGACCAGATGGAGTTCTACGAGGCCTGGCGCGGCGTGCTGGTATCGGGGCGTCCGAGTTGGCGAGCAGCGGCCACTCCGCGCAGCTAGACTTTAGAAAGCTCTGCCGCTTCGATGATCGCAATCGGCTCGGCCAAGCGGACCTTCACGCGCACGCGGCCGGTGATCAGAACCTTCCACCGCTGCCAGAAACCGACGCGCGTCTCAACCGTCAGGTAACGGAGATTCATGCCGTCGTCGCCTCGCGCTTGGTGCCCGGATAGCGCAGCGAGCCATCGCGTTTCTTGGCGTGGCGGATGTTTCGCATGAAGTAGCCGCCGATTGAGGGCGCGGAGACGAGCGCGGCGTGCTCCTCATCGTTGAGCGGGAAATGGTAGGTATCCCCGCCCTCGCAATCGCAGGGAACCTCGTCGCCTCCGCGCTTGGTCCGGACCTTGCAGCCAGCCGCGTGAAACTGGATCTCGGTTCCCGACTGGTCGCGCCCGATCGCGAAGATGCTTGAAGAATCGACTCGTTGCTTTTCCATTAGTGCCTCCATTGATCGTCGTGGCCGACTCCGGACGTGATCGCCCAGAGCAGCGCGACGATGATAAAAACGGCGATGAGCGAAGCCAGGATCATGGCCTCAGCGCACCATCACGAAATCGTCAGGGTGAATAACTCGCCCGACCCAGTGCTCGAGAAACGGGCTGGCCGCGGCCGCGCAGATACAGCGCCGGAATTGGAACGAATCGCCGACCCAGTCCGCGACCAGGCCGGTGTCGCAGCAGTGCGGGCAAGGGCCGGCCGAGGCTTTCGCGGAGCGCGTCACGACTGCATCACCCGCGCGACGATCGCGTCGTAATCCTTGCGGAAGCCCTTCTTGATCATTGCCGCATCAGCTCCGCGCAGATCGCCTCGTAGTCCTTGCGCTGCACGCGGGCGGCAGCCTCGCGCACGCCGGCGGCCGTCGAGTACTTGAAGTGTTCGAGCACCACGCCTACGGCTTCATCGGACTTGCCGGCGTTCCTGGCGATCGCCCACAGCCGGCCGAGCTGCTTTTCGCTGATTGGATCGGTGGGCGCCGCTGCCCCGGTGCGCTGCGGGGCCGATGCGGGCGTCGCCGCAGAGCCGTTGCTGCCCGTCATCTCGTGCGCCGGCGTGCCGGCGAAGCCGGCCATCACCGCGACGAACCGCAGCAGATTCGACAGGACCTTCGAACAGGCGCGCGTCTGCGCCATCGAGCGCAACTGCTGGAGAGGCACCTCCACCTCGCCGACCTGCGTCTTTTTGCCTTCGATGTATTCGTACTCCGGGCGCATGTCCCACCGGTCCTCGTCATTCATGCACATCGCTTCGGCCGTCGAGATCCGGTGGCCGGTCGGGACGTAGATGGCTTCCGCGGTGGCCTCAAAGCCCTCGAATTCGCCGAACGTGACGTACTTGGTCGAGACGATCCCGGCCGAGACGCGATACATCATCGCGAGCATTTGCCAGCCCTCGATTTTCAAGTGCTTCGACGGGCCGATTTGCACGAACAGGTTGAGGCGTTCCGCGCGCAGGGCGAACGCCTTGGCGACGAGCTCGGCCTCGGCGAGCGCGTGCTCGGGCTTGCGAAACGTGCCGAATTCGACCAGATCAACGGACGTGGGTGTGAGGGCTTCACTTTCAGGCATTACGACCTCCGCGGCATGCGGCCGCTTGCTGTGCTGGCGACGCTTCCCGCGTCCCAGGCTTCAAAGCCAGGAATGGAGCCGGTGTTTTTGATGGAGCCGGCTAATTTGTTGCAGGCAGGCGAGTCCTCGGCGAGCAGTCCGAGCAGCTCCCAGCGTTTGTTTTGGACCAGGTGCGTGATGAAGGTTCGCATGTCGGAAATGCGGCCCTTCCAGTTCTGCTTGATGACGGCGCCGGCGGGTTTGGCCGGGGCAGGCGCCACCACCGGCGGCGCGACGATCGGCCGCTCGATGATCGAAGCGACTTCGGCCGGCGTGGCGCCGGTGGCTTCGGCGTGCTCAATCTCGCGCTCGCGTTCCTCGAGCTCGCGGAGCCGGGCCTCTTCTTCGAGTTTGCGCTGGGTCTCGCGCGCGATTCGTTCCTGTTCGCGGTTGTAGGCCACCATCGCGCTGTCGTAAATCTTCACCGCCTGTTCGAGCGGGTCGAGGATCTCGGCTCGCTTGCGGATGGCGACTTGCCAGGCGTCATACGCCGACTTGCAGATCGGATCGAAACTTTCGTGTGCCTTGACGATTAAGGCCTTGGCGGCCGCGCGTTCATCGGCGGCGAGCTGGAGCGTTGCGGCGTCGATGACCTTGAGCGTTTTAGCGCGCTCCGGCCAGCTCAGCGCGGCCTGAAACTCCGGATCGATCTCCCGGGCGACCGGGACAAGGCGCGGCCCGGGCAGGGCCTGCGTGGCTGCTTTCGATGGTTGCATGACTTTCCTCCTCTAAACTCGTTTGCCTTGACTCTGCTTCCAGTGCCAGATACCGACGGCGGCACGGCCGATCGCCAGATCGCGCTGGAAGGTCTCGGGCGGATATTCGTGAACCCGGTAGGTGCCGTCGGCGCTCAACTGAAGGCAGATCCGGTCGTACTCGAACGGATTCGGGAGCAGGCTCACGTAAAGAGCGAGCTGCACGGCGTGGCCGGGAAGCACGATGCCGGTTTTGAAATCGATCACAGATTTTCTCCGGCCGCCGCCTTTTTTGGGAAGCGTGACGACGCGATCCATGCGCCCGGCGTAGCGATGCGCCGCGCTGAATCCCATGTGCTCGACGAGCAGAATTTCGATATCGAGCTGTGCCTTGGCCTTGGGCCAGGCGCTCACGTAGCCCTGGATCGCGGGATCGAGGTTTTGCTCATCGAGCTCGCCGTCATCGAGGTAATGGAGCGCTTCGTGGACGCGCGTGCCGCGCTCCTGAGCGGCGACGAGAATATCGCGCGGGACCATCGACCAGTCGACGATGCCAGCGCCCTCGAGCGCGCGGGTGACTCCGGGAAGTTCGACGCCTTCCGGATCGAGAAAATATTTGTGCGCGACGGCGTCGAAGCGCAGCGTGGGCTTGGACGCCTGGAGATCGAGGGCGGGCTGCGTGCTCATCTTTCGAGTCCAGCGTCAAACTCGCCGTCGATCTTCCAGGGTGCCGCCTTCTTCGGCGTGTAGGGGCGCCAGTCATCGCACATGCCGGCGTAGTGGTCGTCTTCGGGCTTGCCGCACAGCGCGCACGGGCCGCCGGGCTTCACGGGCTCGGGATTGTGGCGATCGAATTCCTCGGCGGCGAGCGCGTCACCAGCGCGCCGGCGTGCGATGCGGCGGGGCAGGCGGCGCACTAGATTTTCCTCCGCGAGTGCTGATCCATCTCCCAGGACAGGCGATCGCTCCAGATATACGCGACCGAGTGGCCATCGACATCGAAGGCTGTCAGAGTCGTCGGATCATCCGGATCGGGGCTTGGCACGGTGTGGCAGTCATCGGCGTAAATCGAGCCGACGAACTTCCGATCGCTCAGCGTGCGGATGGCGTAGCAGTTCATGACTCAGTTGCCTCCGGAAAGCGCGGGATTGTGGCGTTGCCAGTTCCAGTCGGCTTCGACCCTGGCGCGGTTTCGGGCGATGACGTGGTGGGGAATGCGTCGGCTCATGCGTTACATGCAAAGCATACAGCATGCATGTAATGCATGTCAACGACTAAAATCAGGGCTTTTTGTGCTTGCGAGCGCGCCTGTAGCCGAGAACCATCGCGGCGCAGGACAAAACCACGAGGGCGAAGGCGTAATCGGACTGGCCTTCGAACAACAGGTAAGCGGGAATCGTTGAAACAACGGGGAAAACCATAAACGCTTCTAGGGTTGAGCCAGGCCGCGAATCAAGCGTGCCCCCGTCTTCGTGCCGGCAGCGGAAGCCGAATCGAAAGGACAGAGCTAGCCATAAGGACGATGCGCCCAGCTTAAAGATTGCTGTGCCGATTCCGGGCCAGTTCGTGTTAAGGAAAAAACTCATGCGGTTTTAGTACTATCAATTTTGGCCGTTTTCAGTCGATAGATCGATGCCCCCGGCCCTCGATCACCGTGAACCGTGTTTCCGAAGTGCCCGGCGCGCCCGTATTTCCGATGCGAGAAAGTCCAAGTAGCGGTCGAGCGTCGCGCGATCGGCGTCTTCGCCGTGGCTGAGGATGAACGCGACCTTCTGGTAAAGGGCCTCATGCTGGGCGGGTCGGCTCGCCTGCACGTCGGTCTTCTCGATGGCGGCCAGAACGATCCGGTGCATAAGTTCCTGGAGACTGTCGACTTGCATCTCGTGGCGCAGGATCTTTAGCTTTTGCTTCTCGGCTTCGTTCAGCCGCACCTGTACGTGCTTTTCAATGGACATGCAAATTCCTCTTGACATGCATCACATGCATGCAGTATGATCCGTATGGTTTCTAATAACAGCATGAAGAACATACCACGAAAGAAGGCTGAGAAATTGGAACTGCTTCAGGCGCGTATCCCGCTGGAAACGAAGGAACGTCTCACTGCTGTTGCAGGCGCACGACGCCAGAGTCTCGGTGCTGCGCTCAAGGACATCCTGGATCGGATCCTTCCGGAATTCGAACAGGAGGCGGCCGCGGCCTTCAGTAAAGGAGCAAAACATGGATGATCGTGCCACGCCGATCGATTCTGGCGGAAAGGGCGGGGACTTTGAACCGCTTCCGCCCAGAACTCCATCGGGCAAAAGGAAATTGAGCTCGAACTACATGACGCGGCGCACGTTTGCGGGCCTTTTGTTCGGCATGGGCTACAGCTTCGACAAGGCGGTGCGGAAGGCGCGGATCACCAAGACGGCGGCGAGCGAAGAAGTTTTGGACCACGGCTACGCGGAATGGCGGCGCCGGCAGGACGAGCGCACCAGGAGGGCCGCGTGACGCCCGGACAGGCCTTCGAACTCGAGCAGCGTGTGAAGCGCCTCGGCGTATCGGACGGAGAGCTGCTGGCGATGGCGCGGGAAGTGGCCGAAGAGAGCGCCCTCCAGTCGCTTGCGGACCTAACGCGGCAGCAGACAAGCGACTTGATCGTCGCTCTCGACCGTTTCGAACACGAAGAAGCCGGGCGCCAATTCCGCCGCCGCGAACTGGCGGAGATCGGATAGGCCGAGCATCGCGCGCTGCGCTTTGAGCTTCTGGTTCGTCTCTCTACACACCTGGCGAGATGGACGCAGTCACAGGGCACCGAGAGCGCAGCGCGGGACGCTTTCCCCCATCGCCCCAAAATCTGAATCGACAGGAGCACGCGCATGACGACGGCGCCGCGCAGGAAATTCGTTCCGCGCAAGCAGAATCCTTGGCCGCAGGAGATCGAGAAATTCCTCGGCAAAAAGGTCACAGTCTCCTACATGCTCGGACCCGTGCTGCACGTGAAGGCCGGAACGCTCATGGCCTGGGAGTTCAACCGCATGCACTGCGTTCTGCGCACGGAGGACGAGAAACTGCTGATCCGCTATCCGCTCGAAATCCGGCGCGAGCGCACGCACAATAACGACGCGCTGCACGAGTACGACACGCCAGCCGAGGAAGCGACCAATGCCGGCCACTGAGAGCCGACTCGTGGAGCTCCCGATCGGCGCACTGGTCGAATCGAAGACTAACCCGCGCCGGCACTTCGACGAAGGGAAACTCCGCGAGCTCGCCCAGAGCGCCAAAGAGCACGGCATTCTGGAGCCGCTGCTCGTTCGGCCAGCCCGTGGCAAAGACCAGGAGAAGCACGAGATCGTGGCCGGCGCCCGGCGTTTCCGGGCCGCCAAATTGGCCGGGCTGGCCGTGCTGCCGGTTCGCATCATCGAGCTGACCGACGAGCAGGCGCTCGAAATCCAGGTGATCGAAAACCTCCAGCGCGAGGATGTGCATCCGCTCGAAGAAGCGGAGGGCTATGCGCGACTACTCCAGTCCGAGGCCTACAACGCCGACGTGCTCGCCGAAAAGGTGGGAAAGGACCGCAGCTACATCTACAAGCGGATCCAGCTGCTCCAGTTGATCTCGAAGGCGCGCACCGCGTACTTCGACGGCAAGATTACGTACGGTCACGCGCTCCATATTTGCCGCCTTCCCGAGGACCGACAGAACGAGGCCTTTGCCTATTGCTTCCGCCCGAGCTGGAACGGCAAGAAGCCGGACAAGGCAGGCATCACCGCGTCCGAGCTGGCCCGCTGGATTCGCGAGCACGTGCACCGGAATCTGGCCGGCGCGCCTTGGCAGAAATCCGACCCGAACCTGGTGCCCAAGGCCGGGCCGTGCACCACCTGCCAGAAGCGCACGGGCGCCAACGCCGAGCTGTTCGACGACATGAAGAAGGGCGACCAGTGCCTCGACGGGAAATGCTTCGAGGCCAAGCGGGCGGCCTTCGTGCAGGTGATGATCCAGACCAGGCCGGACCTGCCGCGCGTGACGCTCGACTGGGGCGACCGGCTGTCGGCGGGCGTGATCGGCCGTAGCAATTTCCTACTGATCCGCACCGAGTCTGATAAGTGCAAGCACGCCGAGCCCGCGCTGGTGGCGACAGGAACCGAACGCGTGGGGCACACGGTCCTCATCTGCCGTTCGCAGGAGTGCAAGAAGCACGGCCAGTACCAGAGCAGCGATTTCGGCAAGCCGGCCACGGTGGCCGACAAGTGGGCCGACAAGAAGAAGCGCCTCGACGAGACGATCCGGGTGGAGGCGCGCCGCGAAGCAGTCCGCCAGATCATAGCGGGCGACCAAGGCCTGGGGGAGCACGAACTGCACATCATCGCGGAGAAGCTCGTCACGGGCTACCTGCGCGACGATGGCCGCAAAGAGCTGGCGCACATTCTTCGGTTGCCGAAAACAAAACACGCCGATTTGGAAAAGGCCCTGCTTGCCGCGATCCCAAACGACGATTCCGTTCAGGGTCTCCTTCTCGGGCTGTGCGCGATGCATCCCTATGGGAACCCGCGCTACTTATCCGGCAGCATCTTGGACAAGCGCATCCTGGACGGCGCCGGCATCGACCTCGGCGAATTGCAGAAGAGCGTCGGTGCACCGATGCTCGCCAAATTCGAAGCTTCGAAGAAGCGCGCGGCTGAAAAAGCCGCCGAAGACAAGAAGGCCGCAAAGCGGAAGGAGGCCGCCAAATGAGCCGCGCTCGCGAGTTGCGCGACTGGGCCGCCGGCGTGCTGCTCGAGGTGATTCTGGCCGTGATCGCAATTGGCCTGGGGCTCTGGTATCTGGGCTGGCTGGAGCACCCATGAGAACGCGCACGTATGCAGTCCTCACGCCCGGCTATCGCGTGCTGGTATGGCGGGCCGTGTTGTCACCGCGGATGCCCTGGTGGATGCGGCTGTATCTGTTTTTCGTGAGGGCGTTCGAGCCATGATGCGCAGCGAAGCCGAGATCCGCCGCGCGCTCGCGCACCTGGAAGAATGCCAGGCCAACGCCGACGCAGTCCTGGACGCTCCTGAGCATTTCAAAGCGATCAACCCGATCATGATCGATCTATTCCGGTGGGTGTTGAAACAACCGGCAAAGTTCGACGCCACATTGAACGCGCTCGACCAGGTCGATCGCGATCGCGAGAAACACATCAATTCATGAGCGACCCTCGCCCCCGCTACGCCATGACGCTCGCCGAGCTACGTCGGCACTGCCATCTGCTGGCTTCCATCGACGTCGCCGGCAGCGGCCGCCGCGAGGGACTGATCGGCAAGAACGCCGCCGGAGAAATCCTGGTCCAGGTCTGGGGCGTGAAGGTCACCCCGAAGCTGGTCGAGAAGTTCAAGGACGAATATCACCGGGCGCGCGCCGCGGGCGTGCTGCGCCCGGTACCGGCGCCTGTCGTACAGGCCGCGCCGCCCGCCGCAGAAGCCGCAGTTGACGACATCCCCACCGAAGAGGAGCCCCATGCCTGACCTGAATCGAGCGACGGAACTGACCGACGAAGTGCGCGCGACCGTGCGCGACATGTTCGAATACCATCCTTGGGATCAACAGAAGACCGAGCGCGGGCATGCCGTGCGCGTCGCTCTGATACATGCCGTGCACACGATCATCGAGCACGTGCCGCCCGGGCCCGACCGGACCGTTGCGATCCGCAAAATCCGCGAGGCCCGGATGGATTGCAATTCGGCCCTCACCCACGGAGGGAAATACTGACATGAAGAACGTGATCGAATTCACCGGCGCGCGCCTGACCCGGTTCGAGTTCGTGCCCAAGCCGAAGCGCGGACCCGGCGGTCCGTCGGTGCGCGCCTACTTCGAATCGGCCTGGCTACTGCCGATCCGCGAGGCCATGGGCTGGCAGGACCTCCCGGCCGAGACGGTGCGCGGCACGCCAGGACTACGCGGCGCGCTGGTCGCCTGCGAGATCATCCTGACGCCCGCGGCAAGTGAGCTCGCCCAGCACGAGATCACACTGCGCGCACAGAAAATCGGCAACTTCGAAGTCTTTATCCCCGAGGTCACGAAGGGGAAAGAGAAACCGCCCGTGCTCCGATTTCGGCTGGAGAGCGCCGATGACGGGCTCGAAACCAAGCTGGGCACCTGGGGCCGCATCCTGGGTGACGCCAAGGCGCGGCTGAAAGCCACGTACGGCGAGCTGAAGAAGCATGCCAAGCACGATACCGACGAACACGACGACGGCCAGGAGGAACTACCACTCCGCGGCGAAGCGCGTGAAGAGCACGAACAGCGCCAGGCCGGCCACAAGGGCAAGACGACGCCGATCCGGAGGAATACGCGATGAAGCGCCCGCGATTCATCCCTCCGCCGCCCGATCCGCCTCCACCGGTCGAGCCACAGCTCCAGCTCTACGAGCTCCCGCAGGATCAGATCCTGCTGCATGGGGAGATGATCCGGGGCGCCCAGACGATCGACGCGATTCTCCAGGGCCTGCCCTTCGACCAAAAGGCGTATCGCGGCAGCCTGCGCGTGCTGATTTCCTGCTGCAAGCAGATGGAACACCGCTGCCTGCTGCTGCTGGGCGAAGCGCCGGAGCAGGAGCCGCCGGACGCGCCGGACCTCGTCGACGATCCGGGACTCAGGGGGCCTATCACCGTTACGAACGCCCGCATCGAGGTCGGCCGGGCGTCAAATAAAATTGACGAACCCGCAGCCGGGTCAAATAGGACTGACAAGCCGCGCCGGCAACGTACGGCAAACGGCAGCGGCGGTCGCACGAAACCGGCGGCACCCGCAGGCGAGCCAGCGCCGGAGCCGTCGGGCCGCAAAGCCGAAATCCTGGCGGCGCTGCGCAAGAAGCCGATGACTTCGGCCGACCTGATCAAAGAACTGCGTGCAACGCCCTCGGCAATTTATTCCGTGCTCACGATCCTGCGCGACCAGAAGGCGATCGAATCGCGCATCGACGATAGCGACGGCCAGCGGAAGAACTTCCTGCGATGAGCATGAAGAAGCCGATGTTTCTCGAATCGACCGAGGTCGAAGCCGACCGTTCGGCGGCTGAGATTGCGACCGAACTGGTAAAGGCGGGAGCCCGCCGGATAGCCACACATCACGACGACGGCGGCAAGATCACCGGCATCGATTGGACCTTGCGCGCCGAGGGCCGAGATATCAGTTTTTCGATGCCAGCCAGAATAGAAGGCGTTTACCAGCACCTAAAGCGCCGCGCAGGGTCGAACGTGCCGGAGAGATCGAAGCTCCAGGCCAAGGCCGAACGGATCGCCTGGCGGCAACTACTCACCTGGGTGAAAGTGCAGAACGCGATGATCGAAGCCGGCATGTGTAAACCGCACGAAGTGTTCATGCCGTACGCGCTAGCAGCCGACGGACGCACAGCGTTCGAGGTCTGGAATGCGCAACTCGCGCTGCCCGCACCGGAGCCCAAGGCATGAGCCGCCCCGTAGCCGTGCGCTATATGACCAAAGAAATCCACATCGAGCAAACCATCGTCCAGGCGATGGAGCTCGACGGCTGGAGGGTGCTCAAGTACGAAGAAAATTTCAGCGAGCGAAAACGTAAACGGACCGGCGAGGCGGGGGCATGCGATCGGCTTTTCATTCGCTACTCGCGTTTTGATCTGATCGAACTGCCGACTGGGGGCTATGGTGTGTTGAAAGCGCCGGCGGCCGAGGTTCTCTGGTGGGAATTCAAGCGGGTCCGCGCAGGCCGGAAGAAAGCCACGCATCTCGAGCCCGAACAAGTCAACTGGATCGCGGCCGAGCGCGCGCGCGGAGCTTTGGTGTGGGTCGCCGGTGTCGACCATCCTGCCACGATCGAGGGCTGCGCGGCGCACTATCTGAATAGTGGCCTGGCACGGCGCGGTGAACTGTTCGTAAAGCTGATTGGTCCCGGGAGTAATCCGCGTGAGTGATCTCAACCGGAAGCTGCTGGCCGGCGACCTCGAGCGGATCATCGCCCACGTCGACACGCTGCGCGTCGCGGATTATCTCCAGGCCGAAGCCCTGCAGGCCGGCTTGCCGCCGGTCGCCATGATCGACGCCGCGGAGCTCGACCGGCTGCACGCCGAGCTACTCACGTTCCAGCGTCGCCTCACGGAGCTCTATGCCTGACCTGTCCGAAGCTCGCCGCCTGCTCCAGGGCGACCTCGATCGGCTAATCGAGCTGTCGGCGCCGGAAACGCTGAAGGTTGAGTGCGACGCGGGCGGCGAGGAATGCATCGCCATGGTGAAGGAAGGTTTTCGCGATGCACGGCGGAAATACGTCATCGTCCGGCGGGAAGACTTCGAGATGATCAAGCGCGAGCTTGAGCAATTCCGCCCGGCGCTGGAAGGAAATCTATGGCTGACCGCATCAAGCGTCCGGTAAACTTCGATCGCCGCATCGAGCGCCGCTGGCCGGATCCCGAAGCGCCGGGCTGGGAGTATCTCCAGCTTGAGTGCGGCCACAAGTCGGGCGCGCCACGCGAATACCGGGGCACGACGGCGCATTGCGGCTGCTGCGTGCTCGAGTCGGAGGCGCGCCAGATCGCCGAGCGCACCGCCACGCGCCAAGGCCTGCAATCGAAGATCGAGGCCGCCGCCGCGGCCGAACGAGAGGAGACGCCCGATGCCGGCTGATCTGTGCCGACTCTGCCGCTTGCCGCACACCGCGGACGTGCTCTGCGTCCAGGCGCAGGCCGCGGCCATGAAGAAGCTGCTCGACCTGATCGGCGAGCCGGCTATCTGCCGCGGCTGTAGCGCGCCGATCTATTTCGTCCGCCACCGCAACGGGAAGAACGTGCCGTACACTTCGGCCGGCCTGAACCATTTCATAGATTGCCCCATGGCCGGGGACTTCGCGAGGAAACCAAAATCGTGAAGACCTTCGCCGAAGCCTTCGACACCGTGGTGATCGCGACCAAGCGGGACGCGCCGCCCGAGCAACACCTCGAAGCGCTGATCCGGGCGGCCGCGATCGGCGAAAAATACGCGCACCTGGCGACCGAGATGGCCCAGCACCCGCACGTCCATCAGACGATCGCGGGGGTGCTCTGCGGTTCGTCATCGCTGTTCGATGCTTGTCGGATGGCGCTGCAACTCGGCGTGCAGATCGGAATCGAGATGGAGCGCGACGACTCGCGCGAGCGCCAGCTCGTCGACAGCACGATCAAGAAACCGAAACCGGAAGGCTACAGCGGAATATGAGTCTGTTCGACCAGTTTGCCGAGCTGCTGCGCTCGATCGTCGGCGACGCCGTGCGCGAGGCCTTGCACGTGAACCCGGCGACCAATCGGCGGCTGTTGACCGTCGACCAGGCCGCCGAATACCTGGCACTCTCCGAGCGGCAGATCTGGACGATGATCGAGCGCCACGAGCTGCCCGTCGTCGCCAGCGGCCGGCGTAAGATGGTTGACCTACAGGATCTCGACGAATGGATCCGGAGGAATAAGGTCACGTCATGAAGCTCTCCAGCGGTTCGGTTTTCCACCAGCGCTATCGCGGCCGCGATGGCCAACTCAAAGAAACGCGCACATGGTACGTGCGCTATTACGTCCAGGGCAAGCCGGTCACGCTGCCGGCAGAAACCGAAGACTACGACGAGGCCGTGCAGTTTCTGCGTCGCAAGATGTCGGCAACCAGTTCCGAATCTGACGTGCTGCCAGAGCGAGTAAAGATGGCGCAGCTATTCGATTTGCTTCTTGACTCCTATCGCACCAAAGGCCGGCATTCGCTGCGTTTGGTCAATAGCTGGCTGCGGCCAGGCGACGGCCGAGAAGAGCCAGGGCGGTTGCGCGCCTGGTTCGGGTCCATCAAGGCGAAAGACGTCACTAGCGCGCTGATACGTAGGTATACTTATCATCGCCAACAGGCCAAACCGCGGCCGGCAAACGCGACGATCAATCGCGAGCTCGCCTATGTTCGCCGAGCCTTGAACTTGGGTGCGATGGAAGACCCTCCGCTGGTGACCCGCATCCCACACTTCGAAATGCTGCCGGAAAGCGATCCACGCGAGGGCATTCTATCGCACGACCAATACAAGGCCGTGCGCGACTCCCTGCCGCCATACGCGCGGATCGCGCTGGTGATCGGCTACCACACCGGTGCCCGAAAGGGCGAGATCGCAAGCATCCGGATCGACGCGATCGACCTAAAGGCCGGTCGTATCCTGATCAGGCGAGCGACCACGAAGAACGGACACCCGCGCTACCTGCCCATTTACGGCGACATGGCCGCCGAGCTAGAGATGGCGATCGCGGGGCTGCGTCACAAGGCTTTGACTGCGGGGAGCCACGGACATACGAGTTCCCACGTTAGGAAGGCAAGCGAACCTGGGAAAACGGTTATATCGCGCAAGCGAGCCGGGCACAAAACGGGAACGCCCCACGCCGAAGCGGCAGAGAGCGGAGTCACGGGCGACGATCCGCAGTCAAAAGAATGTCTCGCCTGTCCCTATCTGCTACAGCACGAAGGCCGGCGCGTGCGCGATTTCCGAAAGTCCTGGGCGACAGCATGCGAGCTCGCCGGTATCCCCGACCAGCTCTTTCATGACCTGCGCCGGACTGCCGTCACCAACATGATAGAGGCGGGCTTCAGCGAAAAAGAAGCGATGGAGATCTCAGGCCACAAGACGCGGGCCGTCTTCGATCGCTACCACATCGTGAGCGAGCGGCGCCTCAAAGACCTGGCCGTCCGGCTCGGCCAGCACATGCAGGCCAAGGACGCCGCGGCGCCGGAAGAGAAAGCGAGGACGATGTGATTTTTCCTTTTGTTGGCGGCTGTGACGATGTACGGCTTCGCGCAAACCGCCGATCCGGTAAAAACTACGGGTGTAAGCCGACGGTGTAAGACACGTCCTGTATGGATAGGGAAAGCGATGCAAAGTACTGAAAATAATGGAGCCACCCGCCGGGCTTGAACCGGCGACCTGCTGATTACGAATCTAAATCCGCAGCATTCCGGTGCAACTCCACGCTATAGATTCAGCAGAATACCAAGGCCTATACGCACCGAAACGCACTGGCGCGCAGCAAGTCAGTGTAAGACGCAGTGTAAGTCAAGACGAGGAGGAGACACAGCGATGACAGATGCAGAACTGATCCGCGCCGCAAGCGAGGAGAGCATGAGCGCCCGCGGGCGCGACTACCTTCAGCCGGTTTACATGGACCTAGTGACGTGCGCCGCCATCGTCGGCCATCTCCAGCTCGCGCTCCGGCATCCTGGTAACCGCGGACCAGCGTCCGAGATCGCCCGCAGGATGGTCAGCGGGATCATCGAGCGCGTGGCGGAAGCGGGTTTTCCGGCCAACGCCGAGATCATGCGGCGCGGTAGCGATCCCGCGCACGACCAGGAGCAGAGCCGATGAGGCTCACCAAGCGCGACATGGCGCGCTTGACGCGCCTCCTCGCCCTGCTCCAGGATCATCTCGAATCGGCGATAGAGACCGCGCTGGTGCCTGGCACGAACCAACCCGACCCGCGCGACGAGGCTCAGGTCCGCCAAGTCCAGCGCGATCGCCGAGACTGGCGCGAGGCCGAGGACTACGTGCGCAAGCTGGAGGCGATGCGCAAAGCGTGATGGGTCGGCGGTTCTATTCCAAGCAAGAGCTCCGAGCGGTTGAGGAACTGTACGCCTCGCTACCCACGCAAGCCATCGCCGCGCGTTTGCAGCGGACCGCCAGCAGCGTCTATCAGGTGGCGAAAAAACTGGGCCTCCGGAAAGACGCGGCCTACCTTCGCCGCGAATGCCGGATCCAAAAGGGCCAGCGCATCAGTCCCACCACCGAGTTCAAAAAGGGCCAGACTCCCGCAAATAAGGGTTTGAGGCGCCCCGGATTTGCGCCCGGCCGGATGCAGGAGACGCAGTTCAAGAAAGGCCAACGCTCCGGGATGGCCGCGAAGAACTGGGTGCCGGTCGGCACGATCCTCCCGGACAGCGACGGGTATCTGCGGATCAAACTTCGTGAGGCAGTCTACGGCAAAGAGCCGACAGGCTGGGGAAATCCAGGCGTCTGGCCGCAATACCACCGCTATGTGTGGGAGCAGAAAAACGGACCCGTCCCAAAAGGCCACGTCGTCGTGTTCAAGGACGGCAACCGGAAGAACTGCACCCTCGAAAACCTGGAGTTGATCAGCCGCGCCGCGCTGGCGCACCGCAACCGCATGTGGGGCCGCCTGCCTCGCGAGCTCGCCGATGTGATCCAGCTCAACGGCGTTCTGAAACGGAAATTAAGGGAGTCCCATGGCAAAGAATAAAATCACCGATCTTCGCGACCACCTGTTTGAAACCCTCGAAGCGCTCAAAGATCCGGACAAGCCGATGGATCTCGATCGAGCAAAGGTGATCAGCGATGTTGCGCAAACGATCATCAACGTCGCCAAGGTGGAAGTGGAGATGGTGAAAGCGGTCGGCGGGCAGGCACCCTCCGGAGATTTTTTCCAACTTCCGCCCGCCGCGAACCGCGATGTGGCGGCCCATGCGCGGCGGATCGAGGAACGCCGCCAAAACGCGAAGCAAATCGCATGAAGCGCGTATCGGGCGGAAGTTGGGGGTGCGCGAAGGAGTTCTGACGCCATGGAGCAAAGTGTTTCGATCAACGATTTTTTCCCGCCGTTTCAGCCCACCCTGGCGGATTTCTATCCGGAGGGGATGGCTCGGCTTAATGGCCAAGCGCCGATAATACCGTTTCACCGGAAGATCGGACCCGATGCAGCGGCGATTTTGCGGCCGCTGTTAGAGCGACTTCGTCAAGCGGCGGATACGGAAATAGAACTTCTGACCATCATGGAGTTCTGCCAGAGCGTCCTTTCCGCGCAAGGAATAAAGTTTCACATTACGCGCGTATCGTGCGGTACCCCGGCGCGACGCCACACCCACATGGAGGATGCCAAGTGAAGCAAGCCGTTTTCGTTTCTGGACAGTGCCGCTGCGGTACTTCCCTGATGATGCAGATGTTTCAGGCGGCCGGGGTCGATCGCCAGCAGCCGTTGCGCTTGCCAAGCTCGCGCATCCATAATCACCAGCCATGAGCGTCCGCATCCGCGTCCGGCCCTGCGGCAAGCACCGCCACCCGTCCCAGGGCGCCGCCGAGGCGCACGTCCGCGCGCTCGAAAAACGCGACGGCAACCCCGTTCCTCAGGTCCCCTACTGGTGCTGGCGCTGCCGTGCCTGGCACGTCGGAACGCCGCGCACGACCGCCAAGGCCAAAGGGGCCTCCGCATGACGACCGAGCCGCTCACCCGCACCGAGCGCCGGGTCTACCTCCGGCTGAAGCACTTCTGTTTTGGAAAGTCCTATACGATCGCTCGCCAGAAGACGATCGCCGCAGACCTAAAACTGAGCGTCCCGACGGTCAAGCGCGCGATGGCCGGCCTCCGCGAAAAGGGCTGGATTTCCACCCAAAGGCGTGGAAATTCCACATCAAAGAAACAGATTTTGGGTGATCCCTCCCGTCGTCCTAATAAACAGCGCGTTTTAAGTCAGATACGGATAAATTTGATCCCTCAGGGCGGGAAAAATGATCCCTCAGGTGATCCCTCAGGTGATCCCTCCATCCATATCTCCATGGAGCCTCCGGCTGGAGCCAACCAGAAAACACCGCCGCTGTTGGAAACGAAACCCACCGCTCGGCTCATCGAGGGAAGCATGGGCATGCCCAGTTACTACCGCGGAGACAAGACGGCCGAGCGGCTCTGGAAGCTCGCGCAGCGCTGGATCGTCGCGACCGGGACGCCGATCACTGGACCGCTCGACGTCACCGTGATCATGCATCGGCTCGAAGAAGCCGGAGCGCTGAAGCTTCCCGACGGCGAGCCGCTACCACAAATTACCATCGGCAACGAGGCGCGCTCGCTTGTGGCTTCAGCCACTTACGAGAAAAGAAAACCCACAACATCCCAGGGGTTCCAGACGCCAGGGGACCTTCGAAGGGCAATCGAGTGAGCAATCCTTTGCGCAACCGACCGAGCCTTCACGGGGAACATGCACGTATCGCATGCGCTTCAGGCATGCGCAAGATTCCCCATGCAGCAGCGCCCAGGACGGCGCTGCTGCGATTCTCGCGGGCCGAATCGACCAGAGAGACGTTCCCAAAACCGACGCGCCAAAACGCGCCCAAACGCGATTGCGGGGCTATCGGCCCATTCTCGGGTTCATGTGACCCCCACAAAAACCGAACCACATGGATAAGTTATTGAATCGACGTGGAACGGCCCGCAGGCTCCGCTGGGTGCCCTCCGAAGCCGAGCGGATGCGGATTCTGCTGGACCTGTTGAACTTAAAGCACTTCCATGGAATCTGGTACGACGACCAGCGGCGAATGATCACCGTGCGCTCGAATCTCCTTCAGCCTCCGCAATACCTGTCCTGGGAACGGGCGGCCGAGATCATCGATCTGGCCCGGCAGTCGGAGATCCCGGGCCGGAAACCGGCCAAAGCCGAGAAAAGCGCCGCTAGAATCCCGGCCTCCTCCGTGGGCGGGAAATGAGTCCCTCTTCCGCGCCCAAAACTTTTCCGGAACAGATTCCGCAGTTTTTGTTCTATACTGCCGACGGGAAGAGGACAACTGATGCGAACCTTGCAAAGCGCCTACCTGTTCGAGCAGTTCAACCGCGAAACCTACCTGGCAAAGACCGGCAAACAAGCCCCAACCTTCAATCCGGCGCTGCCGCCGAAATCCTGGTTCGATCCCGCGAAACCGAGCGGCGGAACCTACGCCGTCTGGGACGGTAAGCAACTAACATCGATCTCGATCTCGGCTGACCAGGCGGGCGTGAACCTGCCGGGCTTGATGACGTATCCGAAATATTCGCCGGCACCCACCCCTGCGCGCATGAGCAGCGGGTCACAGATAGATCCTGGCCGTCTTTGCAGCGAAGCCGATGCGCGCAAGCTGATGCAGGAGCTGGGCGGCTCCGGCCTCTGGGACCAGGCCGCAACTGCCTTCGCGTTCTTTACCGTGGATTACGGAAGCGAAACGCGGCGGATGTGGGCCTTCAGCCTGCCAACCGGTCAGGCCGTCGATGCGGCCGCGTTACTGGCGCAGCAATATGCGCACGGCGTGGGAGCTCCCGGACATTGGGACACATCGGAGGGCCTACCCCGATGGGTGACGGAGGTTCCAGACCAAGCTCCCGAGCCGACGATGCCCCCTGTGCCGGTCCCGATTCATCTCGAGCCGGGCGAGCGGGTCATCATCACCGGCGGCGCGATCACGGCGCCGTGGATCGTCAAGGATGGCGAGGACCCGAACGCACCAACGGCAAGCACCGGATTGACCGACGCCGACCGCCAGGCACTCTTAGAAATCCGCGACGGCGTGAAGGCGCTCCGGGCGATCTTCCACGTCTAGCGCGCCCGCGAATTTTTAAGTATACTTACGGAGCCGCCGCAGCGGCGGAAGGGAGGCTCACACAGAGCAGACGATCTTTCTGACAAGGGAACAAGCCAACCACAGCAACGAAGCTATAGACGACAACGAGGCCGGCCAGCCTGCAACGGGAGCCGGCCTCGAAACATTTCTGCTTCCCTTCGTCGCCCGATCCGTGGTAATCTTCCGGGCAGAATGCGCCGCACATCGAACTCCGAAGCAACCGCGGTCGCGAAGAAGAGCTCGCCCAAGCTTCGCTACTCCGCCGACATCGAGCAGGCCGACAATGGCGGATACACCGTAAAGTGCAGGACGCACGGCGGCGAGATGTATCAGGAGCCCACAACCACGGTCCATGGCGACATGGCCGACGCGCTCCACGCGATCGCCACGCACTTCGGCCACGAGGTCGAAGTGGAAGACGAGGGCGACGAAGACGGCAAGGCCGGCAAAAAGAAATCCTGATGGCGAAGCTCACCATCCAGCGCCGCAAGCAGTTGCCGTCGAGCTCGTTCGGCGAGCCTGGAGAGCGCAAATATCCCATGCCCGATCGCGCGCACGCCGCCAACGCGAAAGCCCGCGCCACACAGCAGGAAGAGAAGGGCAACCTTTCGCACGCCATGGCTGCGGCGATCCGCGCGAAGGCTAATCGCACGCTCGGCACCACCGCCACGGCGACCCGCAAGAAGAAGTGATCCCCATGCCTGCCTTCCTCGAAGCCAAGCTAAAGCAGGAATACCCGAACAACCCGGGGGCCGTCTACGGGACGATGAACAAGCTCGGCTACATGCGAGGCAACAGGGAAACCGAAAAGGGCCGCCAGGCCCAGGCGAAACACGAGGCCGATCAGCGCCAGCGGATCAAAATCATCCGCCGCAAACCGTGAACGGCCGCGAACAGGACAATCGCGCCGACCAGCCAGGGCGTGCCGATTCCCAGCCGAATTCTCTTGGCACTAAGCCCGACGGCGGCGTCATCGTGCACAAGCCGCTCTACCTGCGGCAGCTCGAATCGGATCGCCACGCCTTCGAAGAGGAAACGCTACCGTGAGCCAGCCCGTCATCAAACGCCGCGCCGAACGTGAGCCGTTCGACCCGTCGAAGCTTCTGCCGGAAGCAACCGACGCATCGAAATTCCTGAACTTCGTCGCCTTCTGGCTTGTTGAGCGCCGGGATCGCCGCGTCAAAGAACTGCCCGATCACCGCTTACAGATCACGGAAATGAACTCGGCCTGCGCCGATTTCAGCGACTGGTTCTACCGCCGCGCAAGCGATCATGAGCGCATTGAATTCCGCATCCGCGCCCTCAAAGACGCCGAGGATCGCAAGCTGGCCCGCGCCGCCTGGCGCGAGACCGAGCGCGCCGCGCTCTTCCCCGGCGACACGCATCGCGGCTAAAATAGAGCCGACGCCGGTGGAAGTGATGCGCCGGTGCGAGGGTATTTTTACGGGTTCCAGAAAAAGGCGTGGCGCGCGGAAAGCAACAGATCGAGGAACCAAGGCCGACGCCCGGGCGTCCCAGCCCAAACGAAAGGCCGGCCGACCCAAGGCTCCAATCGATCTCGCCCAGCTCGAAAAACTCTGCGAGCTCCAATGCACCTATGAGGAAATCGCCGCCTACTTCCGGGTCTCCCTCTCGACGGTCGAGAAGCTCGTGGCGACCGACGACGTCAAGGCGATCGTCGAGCGCGGGCGCAACGTCGGCAAGATCAGCATTCGCCGACAGCAGCTACAACTGCTGAAGAAGGGCAACGCGACCATGGCGGTGTGGCTCGGCAAACAGTTCTTGGGGCAGCGCGACAAGCTCGACACGATGCTCAAGACGCCGCCCGAGGATCCGCTGAAGATCCAGGCCGAGGTGCACGTGCGCGAACAGGCGATCAGGCTTCAGGAGCTGTTCACTCCGGATCAGATTGCCGAAGCGCACCAGCGCCTGAGGGAGCGGGAAATGCAGCAGGTGGCTGCCCAATCCGGGCCAGCGCCGGGGGCCGCAGCATAACGCTGGCGATCGAATGAGCCTATCGCTCGACGCCGTGGACCCCGAGGCCCTGCGCCTGGCGTTTTTAGATAACGCCCGCAATCGGCTCCGCGCCTACTTCCCGAGCCAGGGTCGCTTTCGCCGCGAACTCTACCCCAAGCACCTGGAATTCTTCGAAGCTGGACGCACGCGCCGCGCGCGAGCATTTGTGGCGGGCAACCAGGTCGGGAAGAGCACCACCGGCGCCTACGAGACCGCGCTCCACCTGACCGGCCGTTATCCTGCGTGGTGGACCGGGAAGCGCTTCTATCATCCGATCAAGGCCTGGGCCGCGGGGCTCACCGGGCCCAAAGTTCGCGACTCCGTGCAGGCCGAGCTCATGGGCCAGCTTGCGCGCGAGTTGGGCGAGCCGGCCGACAAAGTCATCGGCGTGGGGACTGGCATGGTGCCGGCAGACTCGATCGTCGATTACCGCATGCGCCAAGGAACACCCGACGCGATCGACACCGTCCGCATCCGCCACGAATCGGGCGGCATCAGCACACTGACCTTCAAAAGCTACGAATCAGGCGTCGATATTTTCTCCGCCGAGAAGCTTCACGTTATCTGGCTCGATGAGGAATGCCCGAAAGAAATCTGGGTCGAGTGTTTGCTGCGCACGATCACCACCGGCGGCATCGTGTATCTGACCGCGACGCCCATGCACGGCATGACCGAGCTGATGGTCGAGGCCATGGATCTCTATCGCGAGCAGATTCCGCTCAGGACGCCGCGGCCGCTCGCCGAGCAGTTCTCCACCGAAGACGAATACAAGAACGCCGAGGCGACCTGGACCAAGCACCAGACCGCGACCTACGTGGTGATGGCGACCTGGGATGACGCGCCGCACCTGACTGAACAAGCCAAGGCCGACCTGCTCGCCAAGATTCCGCCCTACCAGCGCGACGCGCGCACCAAGGGTATCCCCCAGATGGGCTCGGGCGCGGTGTACCCGATTTCAGAAACCGAGATCGCGATCAAGCCCTTCCCGATCCCGAAGCACTGGCCGCGTTGCTACGCGCTCGACGTCGGATGGAATCGCACCGCGGCGATCTGGCTTGCACGAAATCCGGACACCGGCCAGGTGGTCGCCTACCACGAGTACTACCGAGCGGGGGAAGAAGGCATGTCGCCGTCCGCCCACGTCGTCGCGATCCAGGCACCGGGCAAGTGGATCCCGGGCGTGATCGATCCGGCAGCCCGCGGCCGCAGCCAGGTTGACGGCCGCCAGCTCATCCAGATGTACCGCGATTTGGGCCTGCATATCGTCGAGGCGGAGAACGCGGTTGAGACCGGGGTATGGGATGTTTTCGAGGCGTTCACACAGGGGCAACTCAAAGTGTTTGAAACGCTGAAGAACTTCTTCGCGGAATTCCGGTTGTACCGGCGCGATGACAAGGGTAAGATTGTCAAGCAGAAGGACCACCTGCAGGATGCGCTCCGTTACGGATGGGAAAGCGGCCGAAAAATCATGAAAGCCGAACCGCCCAAGGCCAAGGCGTCAGAGTACTCCGCTGAGAGTTATGGCAGCACGGGGGGCTGGATGAAATGACCGAGCCCATGAAGCGCCGTGGCATCATCCGGCTGCTGGCGGCCGTCGCGGGCACGCTCGTTGGCCAGCAACGCGAATCCGGGGAGCTCCAACTCGGTCGCTCCGGCGTGAAGCTGTCGGGAGCGCAGTCAATAATGCTCAGCCTTTACGATAAGAGCAGGCCCGAGATGACGGGTATAGATCGCCTCATCGTGCGCTATAAGGGCGAAGAAGTCACCGTCACCGCCGACCAGATCATAGAAGCCTTGAGAGCGGAATGAATCCCCAGGAAACGGCGGCAGCGAAACGCAGGCCCACAGGCACCAACGCGACCGCGCGGATCGCGGCGCCGGACAGCGGCCTTACTCCCGAGCAATCCCGCGCCGAAGAAATCCTAAAGCAAGCCCGAATCCGATTTGCCGTCGCTGTCAACGCGGAGAGTCAAGAGCGGCAGCAGATGCTCGAGGACCATCAGTTTCGGGCTGGCCGGCACTGGGATCCGAAGCGCGAGGCGAAACGCCGGAAGAAAGACAGGCCGGTGCTGACGATCGATCGCCTCACGCCGGCGATCAAGCGCGTGGTGAATCACGCACGCCAGAATCCGCCCGAGGGCAGGGCCATTCCCTACGGCGGCCGCGCGAGCAAGCAAGCAGCCGAGGTCTTCCAAGGCTTCATCCGCCATATCAAAAACGCTTGCCATGCCGACATCGCCCAGGAGACAGCGTTTGAGGACGCGCTCACCGGCGGCCTCGGCTGGGTGCGGATCACGAAACAGTACGAGACGACCAATCTCCCCGATGGACCGCTCGATACCTCGATCTTCAACCAGACGCTGGCGATCGAGGAGATCGGCAGTCCCTTCCAGGTCTATCGGGATCCCGAGGCCAAGAAATTCGACTTCAGCGACGCACGCTGGCTCTTCGTCGTCCGCCGCCTGTCGCTGGAGCGCTACAAACAGGCGTATCCGAAGGGACAGATCGCGAGTCTGGCATCATTCACCTCGATCGGCGACGACCTGAAGCGCGACTGGTTTCCGGAAGGCGACGTGGTAGTGGCCGAATACTGGTTCGTCGAAAACCGGAAGATCGAAATCCATTGGCTGGAGGACGGCACGGTGATCCAGGGGGCGCTGCCCGCCGGGGCCGTAGCGCTGGCGTCGCGCACGCTCGACCAGCCGACCGTGAAGCAAGTCACTTTGAACGGCGTCGAGCTCCTGACAGAGGAGATCGTCTGGGAAGACACGAGCATTCCGTTCGTGCCAATTATCGGGGAACGCATCCTGCTCGATGGCAAGCGCGCGCTGCGCGGCATGGTGTTCAGCGCCCGCGACGCCAGCATGCTGCTCGACTACATGCTTTCGAAGCTCGCCGAAGTCGTCGGACTCTCACCGCTCGCGCCGTTCGTGGCCGCACTCGGCCAGATCGAAGGCCTGCGCCATTTCTGGGACAACGCCAACGAAGAACCGTTCGGGGTCCTGCCCTACAACGAGAAATCCGTGAACGGCAATCTGCTGCCAGCGCCGCAGCGGCAGACGGCCGGTCCCGAGATCCAGTCGATCATGGCGGGCATCAGTCTGGCGGTCGATAATCTGAAGGCCCAGCTCGACACCTACGATGCTTCGCTCGGCAACGAAGGTCCCGAAACGTCGGGCAAGGCAATCCTGGCACGCCAGTCGGCCGGGGACATCGGCCATTTCCACTACGTGGACAACTACAGCCGCCACGAACAGCGTGTGTGCGAAATCCTGCTGCGGATGATCCCGAAAGTCTTCAACCGCGACCAAGAGCGCATGATCCAGGATCCGGACGGCACGCACCGGAGCGTCAAGCTGATCGCGGGCGACCAGTTTCCGCAGGCCGACCTGGGCGACGGGAAAATCGTCGATCTCGATCCGAGCGACTACCAGGTCGTCGTATCGGTCGGGCCGAAGTTCGAAACCCGGCGCCGCGAGTCGCTTGATTTCCTGCTCGAATTGCTCAAGAGCTTCCCGCAGGCGATGGCCCCGGCCCTGCCGATGATGATCCGGACCTCGGACGCGCCCGATGCGGAAAAGATTGCCGATACGATTGACCCGCGCAATGCCGGCGACGAGGCGATCCCGCCCAAGGCCCAGGCGCAGATTGCGCAGCTCGAGCAGCAGCTTCAGGTGTTCCAGAAGCTGGCCGATTCGTTGACGAAGGCCCTGAACGCCGCAGAAGACGAGCGCAAGGCCAAGGTGCTCGAACTCGCCTCGCGCGAGCGCATCGCCGACGCCCAGAACCGGACTACGCTTGCCGTCGCCGAACTAAAATCCGGGGACGTCGAAGCCGGCCGCCGCGTCGATGTGGCGCTGGCCGAGCACGACGCCGAATTGCAGCGCGACCTGCGCACGCAGATGCCGCCGCCGGCCGAACGCGGGAACCCACAAAGCGAACCCGCCGCCCCTGCTCAACCCTAAGGGCTTGCAGGCTCGCAACATTTGAGCGTATGATTGTTTCCGATGCTGCACATCCAGACGAGCGATCCGCCGGACGTAGCGAAAGCAGCGCTGGCAGAGGCTGGTTACGAAGTCACCGAGCTTGAGGGCCAGGAGGAAACGCCGGGTTCCGAAGGCGCGGCCGAGACCACAGGCGGGGAAGCTGGCAACAAAACCGCGGCCGCCGATGGGAAGCCGGCCGAAGGCGGCAAGGACGGCGGCAGTTCCGCCGATGCGTCAAAGGGCGCGGAGGCCAGTGGAGCAGAAGACCGGGAGCGGAACAGGGTTCCGGGAAGCAAGCGCGAAAAGCTCAAAAACCAGCGCCTTCAGGCGCAGGTCGATGAGCTCCAAGCGAAAGTCGCAGAGTTAACAGCAGGCGCAGCCGCGCCGGCAAAGACCGAAACGGCTGCTGCCCAACCCAAACCGCGCCCGAAGCGCGCCGATTTCCTGAACGCCGAGGATCCCGACGCTGCCTACGACCAGGCCTTTTCGGACTGGATTTTAGCGGAAGCGGACCGGAAGAGTCACGAACGGGAAGTCAAAACCGCGAGCGAGAAGAAGCAGGCCGAGCAGACCGAATCGGCCAAGGCTCGCGGCAAGCGCTGGCAGGAACAGCAGGAGGAGGCGCGCGAACGGTTTGAGGACTACGACGACGTAGTTGCAAATCCGGAGGCGCTGCTTTCAACCGCCATGGCGAGCGTCATCCTGAGTGTCGAAGATTCGGCCGGCTTGGCCTACGAGCTGGCGAAGCATCACATCGAGGAAAGCGAGCGCATTTTCCTGGCGACCGACCTGCCGGAGACCGCAACCGAGGCGCAACGGGCGGTAGCCGAACGGCGGGCGCGCCGGGAGATGGAAAAGCTTCTGCCGACGTTCTTCAAGAAAGCGGGCGACCGCACCACCGATGCCGCTGGTAAAGCCGGCGAAAAGGCGGCAGCGACCGACCGTAATGGAACTGGCAAGCAGGCAGGCGCCGAGACGCGCCAGGCCGAGACGCCAGGAAAGTCAAAAGCGAAACCGGCCGCACCGCCGCCGGCAACCGTTGGGGCTTCGAGCTCCGGCGTGAGCGGCGCCGCGATCGACTACGACAAGATGGCCTCGGGAGACTCGCCCGTGAGCGACTTCATGAAGGCCCATCCGCGCCGGCGCTTTTAGACCGGGACGAATCTGAGTAGCCTGGGCCCGTCGGGAGACGCGCTCAGCACCACTGCCGTGAGGCAGAGGGAGCAGATCGATGGCGAATCGCATTATTACGCCGACCGCCGTAAACCTGGCGGCCATGGCGGAATTCATCAACAGCACCAAGATGGTGCGCCAGGTCAACCGTTCCTACGACTCGAAGTTTGGGAAAGAGGGGAATAAGATCGGCGACGTCATTATGGTGCGCCGCCCGCAACGCTTCATTTCGAGGGAACAGCGGGCGTTGAATATCCAGGACATTTTTCAGTCGACGGTCCCCGTCCGGCTGAACCACCCGCTCAACATCGGCTTGCAGATCGACGATATCGATCTCCAGCTCTCAATCGAGCGGCTCCGCGAAGACATCATCGGGCCGCAGGCCACCCAGCTCGGCAACGACGTCGATCGCGCACTGTGCAACCTGTACAAGGACGTCTACCAGTGCGTGGGCACGCCTGGCACGACGCCCAACTCGCTTGCCACCTACATGAAGGCCAAGCGCGTCCTGCACGATTCCTCGGCTCCGCCGGACATGCGCCGCTCGATGGTCTACAACCCGGAGATGGAAGAAATCATCGTTCCGGCGTTGCAGACCCTCTTTAATCCCCAGCCGACCATCGCCAAGCAGTATGAAGAGGGCGAGATGTACCGCGCCTCGGGCTTTGACTGGTTCATGAGCCAGAACATCGCGGTGCACACGGTGGGCCACGTGACCGGCAACCCGCTCGTCAACGGCGCCAATCAGATCGCGACGCAGGATGCCGACGGCAACTGGACCCAGACCGTCAACACCGACGGCTGGACCGCAGGGACCTCGACGCTCAAGCGTGGGGATGTGATCCAGTTCACCGGCGTCAACGCGGTGAATCCGCTGTCGCGCCAGAACACCCGGCGCTTGCAGGACTTCGTCGTCCTGGTCGACCAGGTGGCCGACGGTGGTGGCGCCATGGCCATTCCGGTTTCGCCGCCGATCATCGTAGACGGCGCCTACCAGACCGTGACCGCGGCTCCCGCCGACAACGCTCCCGTGCTGGTGTTCAACGTCGGCACGGCGAACTTCGCCACAATCACGGACGTGGACAGCCCGCAGGGCCTCGCGTTCCACCGCGACGCGCTCACGCTCGTGATGGGCTTCCTCGAAAAACCGAACGGGTTGGATGAAGCGAGCTCGATCGCCGATAGGGAAACCGGTATCTCGATGCGCTACACGCGGGACTGGGACATCAACGACGGCAGCTACAAGACCCGCCTGGAGATCCTCCACGGCGAGGCGGTGCTCCGTCCGGAGTGGTGCGTCCGGATCGCGGCCTAAGTGGGGAACACGAGGAACACAGGAGGATTTGAAGACCATGAAATCGAAACTGATGACCATCCTGGCCGCGCTGCTGCTGGCAGTAGGCCTTGTCTCGGGCCAAACCGCGATCGGCACAACGACCTTGTCGGCCGCGATCACGGCGAGCCAAACTACCTTCGCCGTCGCCTCGGCCACCGGCATCACCTCGCAAACCGCCCAGTCGCAGGTCCTGCTGCTGATCGACCGCGAGTTGATGCAGGTCCTGACCGTGAGTGGCACCACCGTAACCGTGAACCGCGGGCGCAACGGGACAGCCGCCGCCGGCCATCTATCCGGCGCGACCGTGTACCGGGGCTTCCCAGCGGCATTTACCAGCAACATCAACCGCGCCGAACCTTCGGGAAGTTGCACGCGCGGCAATCTGGCGTACGTCCCGGTGATCGTGTTCCCGAGCGGGAATAAGTACGATTGCCTGGGCGGGCAGTTCGTGCTCACCGCCTCAGGCGTCGGAGGAGCGCCGGGTGCCGTGCTCGGTTCGGCCGTCGCCTCGGCTTCGACCATCGCGGCCACCGGCACGATGTTCCATGTCACCGGCACCACGGCGGTCAATACGATCACCGTGCCAGCCGGCTGGCAACCCGGCGGCTGCCTGGTGCTGATTCCTGACGGTCTGGGCAGCACCGGAACGAGCGGCAACATTTCGCTCGCTACCACTTCGGTCGTCAACAAGGCGCTTCTTGAATGCTGGGACGGCACGAAGTGGAATCCGTCGTACTAGCTTCCTCAAAAACGATGGAGTTCCGTCCTATGTTCGGAGTGACCGGCCGCCGCCTGCTTGCGCTCGCGGCGGCCCTTTGTATTTGCGCAGCACCGGGCTTTGCGCGGCGTGTCAATATCACGATCACCATCACTGCCGGGACGCCCGTCCAGATTTCGGCGCAGCCGAAGATTGCCAACCGGATCTTCGTGCAGATGGTAACGGGCGGCACCGGCCGCGGCTACGTGATGGACGGTATTCCGGTGGGAGTTACCCCGGATCCAACCGTTTCCGGCCAGCTCACCGCCGAGCTCGCCCCGGCGACGGCGACCGCTCCCGGCGGCACCTACACCGACGGCGGCCCGGGAACGACGGCTGCGACCAATGGCGGCATCGATCTTCAGCGCTTCTGGGTTGGCGGTTCGAATACGGGCGATAAGATCATCGTGTCCTACGATGAGCGGAACTAGCGAGGAAAGGAACTCAAAATGGGAACGTTCCACCACTATCCGAAATGGCTCACGATGCCGGATGGCACAGCCCGGCTGGTCCAGGACCGGATCGAGCATACCAAGCTGTACGCCCAGCATGGCGACAAGATCGAGGCCGTGCCCAAGGCCGACGTCGCGGAAGTGCCGGGATCGCCGCCCAACAGCAGGCCGCGCCCGGTCAAGCAGGAGTACCCGAAATTCCTGACGGGGCCGCGCGGCCAGACCAAAATCGTCAAGGATGCCGAGGAGCACGAGCGCCAGGTCGAAGCCTGGGCGAACGAACCCGAGATCGCCGATGAACGACTGGCCTCTGGCTCGGCGAAGTCACCTGCGCTTGCCGAACAGGCTGCACAGTTCGACAAGTCCTGGAAAGAGCTGTCGGAACAGCACGCGCAACTCCAGGCCGACCATGCCGCGCTCCAGGCGGAGCACGACAAGCTCCAGCAGGCACACCAGGAGCAGGGGGCCGAACTCGACGAGCTCCGCACCGCGCACGCCGCGCTCGAGGCCAGACTGAAGGAAGCTCAGAAGGCCGCCAAGAAGGAGAAGTAGCCCATGCCCTCCGTGGGCGATATCATAACCGGCGCGCTCCAGGACATCACAGTCGTCGCCGCGGGCGAAGAGAGCGCGCCCGAGGATCTCGCTGTCGGCCTCAACCGGCTGAACGCGCTTTTAGCAAGCTGGAGTCTCGACGGAACCAACCTCTACACCAAGAAGCGCCGCACGCTCCAGCTCCAGGCGAACAAGCAGGATTATGAGATCGGGCCGAACGCGGCCGACTTCAACGTGCCGCGCCCGATCCTGTGGGAAACGGCCGCTTGCATTCTTCAGGGGACGCAGGGGTTCCGGAGCGAAGTCTCGATCCTGACTTCGAAGCAGTGGGCGGCGATCCGTGACTTGGCTGCGACGCAGCTCGCTCCCGACAAGGTCTACCTCGACACCGATTTCCTGACAGCCGACGGCCGTTCGGCGGTCCACGTTCATCCGATCCCGATCACAGCGCCGCTGCTTGAGGTCTTCGGCTGGGAAGTGCTGGCGCAGTTCGCCCTAGTGACGGATCCATTTCTGTTCCCGGCGGGCTACGAACGGGCGATCCGCGCCGCGCTCGCAATCGAGCTGCTTCCGTCCTTTCCCTCAGGCGAGCTTGACCAGAATCGCGCGGGCGCGCTCATCGCAATCGCCAAAGACGCCAAGCAGCTCCTGCAAAACGCGAACCTGCAAGCGATCGGAGCGCTCGCCGCCTCGCAGACGCTCAACGGACCGTCGCAGGGCGTGCCGATGGGCGGAGCCCAGGGCGCCGCAGCGCCAGGCCAATAGAGAATTCCCGTGACGCCGCTCGACATCGCGATGAAGGCCCGCCGCCTGGCGCGAATCACCACTGCTCCGGGCCGGAAGTACCATCAGCCGACCAATACGAACTCGCTCGCAATCGAGGACGTCCAGACGCTCAATTCTCTGATCGATTCCTGGAAACTGGAAGAGCTGCTCGTATGGGCCGAAAACCGCGCGACGTTTCCCTTGACGCCGAACAAGCCGTCGTACACGATCGGCGACCAGGCGGATAACCCCGACTGGGTGACCGCAGGCGGCCCGCCCGTCGATCTGCTGCGCGCCGGGCTCATCCTGCCCAACACGCAATCGATCGAGGTTCCGCTGTGGGTCACCACACCCGAAGAGTACTCGGGCATCATGAACAACAGCGAGCTCGCATCTGAGCCGCTGGCGCTCTACTACCGCCCCGAGGCGGACCTGGGCGTCATCACGCCCTGGCCGATCCCGACGACGGTCAATACCGTGGCGCTCTATTTCCCGGAATCGGTCCAGCAGTTTGCGGATCCAAACGCAGCCATCCGGCTGATGCCCGGCTACCAGCACGCCCTTGAATACAATCTGGCGCTCGAGCTGGCCGTGCTCTACCCCAAATCGCAATTGCAGCCCTACGTCGTCGAGGAAGCGAAACGCGCCAAGGCGGTCATCAAGGCCAAGAACGCGGCGGCAAATCGCACCACACTCATCAACGACGTCGGCTACACGCGGTTCCGCTACGGCCGGCACAACCGGTTCGACGTGCGCCTGGGGAGCTATCGGTAGCCATGGAAGAGTTCAAGCCGCGAGAAATCCGGGCAACAGGGCAGATCCGCGCGAGCCATCTGGTTTCGATGAAGGTTACGCACTGCGGCCCGGTGCATTGCGCCGGGTGCGGCCAACAGATCCAGGAACCATACGCGCGTCTGTTTATCGAGCTGGACGAAACGAATCAGGAAATCAACTGGAGGCTGGGCCTCAATTGAGAATCCCGATCATCGGCGGAACCTACGAGCTCGAAGCCAAGGCTGCGGATGGAGAACGCACGGTCAACTGGTATCCCGAACTGGTCGAAGCTCCGGCAGGCAAAAGCTCCATCCGGCTCGTCCCGACGCCCGGACGCAAGCTTTTGTGCACGCTGCCGGACCAGCCGGTGCGCGGCTTGCTCGCCGGCAACAAGCGGCTGTTCGCCGTGGCCGGCGCCAAGCTGTGTGAAGTCTTCGAGGACGGCAGTTTCACTGTCCTGGGCGACGTGGGCAATGGGCCGAATCCGGTGCGCATGGTGCTCAACGGCAATTCGATCTTCATCACGAGCGAGGGGCAGGGCTATCTCGCCAACGGCGTGGTGGTGGTGCCGGTCGTGCCGGCTTCGACGGGGACCTTTATCGATGGCTACTATATCGCCTCGACTCCGAATTCGAAGCAATACCGGATTTCGCTCGATGGCGCGGCCTGGGATCCGCTCGACGTGGCGGACAAGGAAGGCTATCCGGACTACATCGCTGCGCTGCTCGCCGATCACCGGCTGCTCTGGATCTTCGGGTTCGACTCGATTGAAGTGCATCAGGACACCGGGGCGGCGCTGTTTCCGTTTGAGCGCATCGATGCCGCCTTTATCGAACAGGGCGTGGCCTCGCCCTGGGCGATTGCGATTCTGCCGACCGGGCCAGCCTGGCTGGGATCGACAGCGCGCGGCCAGAGTGTGGTCTGGCGCGCCGACGGGTACCAGCCGGTGCGGATCAGCAACCACGCCATCGAGGACGCGATTGCGAGCTTCGCGCGCCTGGATGACGCGGAATTTTTCTCCTACGAGGATCACGGCCACTTCTTCCTCGTCTGCCACTTTCCTTCGGCCGAGCGCAGTTTCGTATACGATGCGCTGCTGCCGCGCGAGATCGCCTGGCACGAGCGGGGCCTGTGGTCGCCGCAACGGGGCCGCTATCAGCTCGATCGCGCGCGCTGCCACGCTTTTGTGTGGAACAAGCATTTTGTCGGAGACTTCGCCTCGGGCAAAATCTACCAGCAAAGCCCCGAATTTTTGGACGACGCCGGCGCGCCGCTGCGACGGATGCGGATCACACCGCACATCTCGCGCGAAAACAAGTTTCTGAGCCACCGGGAACTCGAGGTGGAAGTCGAACGCGGCGTCGGTCTGGACGTGGCGGCCGATCAGCCCGGCTACGATCCAAAGATCGTGATGCGCATGTCGAACGACGGCGGGAAAACGTGGGGCAACGAGCACCAGCGTTCTTTGGGCCGGCTGGGCGAGTATCGCACCCGCGTGCACTGGCATCGCCTGGGCCGCGCGCGCGATCGCGTCTACGAGTTCACCGTGAGCGATCCCTGCAGGGCAACGCTCATCGACGGCTATGCGGAGGTCGCTTGATCCAGCTTCCGGCCGATCCCGCGCCGCTACGTTCGCCGATTTTCGGCGCAAGCCGCTTTCCGGGCCTAAACCGCAGCGGCAGTCCGGAGTTCGACAAGTATCTGCAGCAGGCGGCGTTTTCGGCCGACTGGCAAAAGTGGTATGGCCTGATCACCAGCGCGATGGCGGCGCTCCGCGACAAGTTCCCGCCGCTGCTGGCCGACGTTCGCGACTTTGGCCTGGTGGCCGGCAGCGCCGCCGATGCCAACACGCGCAACCTCAAGGCCGCTTTCGACTGGATCACCGGCCAAGGCGGAGGCGTGCTATGGGTTCCGCCGCAGGAGCAGCCCTATGACATTCTTGACGTGGACGTGCCCTCGAACGTGTCGATCCTCGGCCTGGGATACAATTCCGCTTTTAGGCGTGGCGGCGCACTACCGGCGGGCCGCGGGCTGTTCAACCTGACCAACGTCCAGAACGTGGCTTTCGAGAATCTGCGCATCGACGGCGCAACCACTGTGGCGACCGATCTGCTCTACACCGACTTCGGATCCGATCCGATGCACGCCTTGCTCACCGCCAACACGAGCATCTGGGTGCATCCGGGCTGCTCCGGGATCCGCTTTCGCGCCGGATGGATCGAGCACACCGGCGGCTATGCAATTTTATTTGACGCCGACACGGCCGATATCTCCGATGCCGAGGTGCTCGACTGGTGGTTCAAAAACAACCGTCCGCACCGCTTTGGCACCAACCCGGCCGACAAGACCTACGGCTCCTGGACCGGAGGCCTGTTCTGGAGAATGGATGGGCGGGCGGCGCAGGGCAAGCTCTCATCCGTCAAGGGCCTCAAAGTCAGCGGCTGCCACTGGCGCCGCGTGACCGGCAACTGCCTCTGGGGTCACACCATGGGCTTCGATGCGCGGCATGTGCGCGTTCACTGCGACTTCAACGATTTCGAGGACATCGGCCTCGATGGGATTCTGGTCGGCAACGTCCGCGTCGGCTCGGCGATCGGCAACAAGCTCCACCGCGTGGGCTATATGACCCAGACCGACGTCGACCAGGCCGAGCCCAAGTATCTGGCCGGTCTGTTTGCGACCGCCATCGACGGAGGATTTTCAGAAAACATCGAGTATTCGAAAAACGTCGGGATGTCGATGAATGGCAGTTTCATCGACACCGACGGCCACCGCAAGGCGACCATCCATTCAAACGTCGGCCAGAATCCGGAGCCAGGCGACAGCGACTATGTAACCGACCGCTGCGGGTTATTCGGTCCGAACCAGAACGGCGTGAACACATCGACCGGCATCAACGCCGGCAACTCGCAGCAGAACGGCGGGAGCGTCCTGCTCGCCTTCCTCGACAATACGCTGGTGAACTTCGGGGTGAGCGCCATCGTGATGGGATATTCCAAGCAATGCCGGTGCGCCCAGAACACCATCTATCACCGGGCGGATGCTTCGGCCGCGCCGATCCAGCTTTTCTCAGCCGCCGGCGGGGCGGGCAACGAGCTGCTCTGCCTTGACAACCGCATCGAGGGAAACACGATCGAGTACGGCGGAGGCCATTATTGTATCGAGGAGACCGGCGCGGGCTGGACCGCCGCCGCGGTCAATAAGATCTGGAACAATCATCTGCTCGGTGGCGGCGGGGCCGGACATTTTTTGAAGGACCCGGCCAGCTCAAGCGTGAGCGGGCAACCGGTGCTGGCGTGAGATTCGAGCGGTCTACAGACGTGGCACTGATCCGCCAGATCATCACGCACCCCAAAATTTACCCCTGGCTCGGCGACGACGGCATGCCGCCCGCGGCGCAATTTCAACCGGTGGACCATCCCGAGATTCATTACATGCTGGTGTGGGACGGCTCCGAACTGCTGGGGCTGTTTGAGTTTCGCCCGAAGAACAGCGTGACCTGGGAAGCGCACACATGCCTTTTGCCGAACGCCTGGGGCGCGCGGGCTGTGACGGCGGCGCGGGAGATGGCACGGTGGACGTTCGACAACACATCGTGCGAACGCATCGTTACGGCGGTGCCTGAGTACAATCGCCTGGCGCGCAAACTCGCGATCGCCGCGGGCTTCAGCCAATGGGGCCGCGATCCAGATTCCTGGCGCAAAAAACAAAAGCTCCACGCCGTGTTATATTTCGGACTGAGTAAACGCGAATGCCGGCCGTAATCCCGTTCATTCCGCTGATCGCCTCCGTGGGAACGTCGGTCGCCGGAGGACTCATCGGTTCGCACGCCGCCGGCAAGGCTGCCAGCCAGCAGGCCTCGGCCGAAGAAGCAGCGCTCGAACTAGCGACCAAAGCCGGCGAGGAAGCGAAATCCGGAATCCAGCCTGCGGTCGATCGGGCGCTCGCCCAGACGGAGCCGTACACCGAAGCGGGATCGACCGCCCTAAAGCAACTGCTCAACGTGCTCAACTCGGGCGCTTTCACCGACAAGTTTGCGTTCAACCCCAGCGACCTCGAACAGGACCCCGGCTACCAGTGGACGCTCAATCAGGGATTACAGGCGCTCCAGCGATCGCAAGCTGCCCGCGGACAGCTAGGCGGCGGCGCGAGCCAGAAGGCAATCGAGCAGTACGCCCAGGGTCTCGCCCAGACGACCTACCAGCAGGCATTCGAGCGGGCGCTCGGCACCTACAACACAAACCGTCAGACAGCGCTGTCGCGGGCAGCGGGTTTCCAGAACCTCGCGGGCATGGGGGCAAGCATGGCCTCTGACAACGCCGGCCGCATCATCCAGGCCCAGGAATACGCCTCCGACATTCCGCTGCGCGTAGCCGGATTGCAGACCGAAGCGATCACCGGAAAGGGCAACGCCGAAGCCGCGGGAACGGTCGGGAAGGCCAACGTCTGGAGCTCGGCGCTGTCGGGCGCATCGAACGCGCTTCAGCAGTTCCAGTTGCTCAACGCGCTCAAACGCATCGCCGCTGGAATGCGGGGAGGAGTGAGCTCGATTCGCACGCCACCCTTTGTCTCCCCGGATTCCGAGTTCCAGTTCGCTGGCGCCTAGACCGATGCCTATTGACCCGACCATCGCGTTGCAGGTACGGCCGCCGCAGGTGGCTTCGCCCGTCAACGTGCTGATGCAGACCGCGCAGCTTCAGAACGCTATGGCCGAAGCAGCCTACCGCGGAGAGGAAGCCCGCAACTTGGCGCTCAAACGGCAAGAGCAGCTCGAAGACATCGAGGATCAGAAGGCGATCCAGCAGGCCTACGGCGCGTCAGGCGGAGACCTCGACAAAGTTTCCGCCATGGTGCGCGGGAAGGTCCGGCCGCGCAACCAGCAGAAGCTCGACGACATCATCGCCGCGCACAAGCAGAAGATCGCCACCGCGACCCAGAACGAGCTCGAAAACGCCGAGAAACAGACGAAGGCCGTCGGATCCGCCGCGCAAGCTGTGCTCTCAACCCAAGCGCCGCCGGTCGATGGCGAGACCCCGCAAGACAAGGCGGCCCGGGATCTGGCCGCGCGATCGCGAGCCTACCAGACCGCGCGCGCGGCTCTGATTCGCGCGGGCCACGTGAAACCGGAAGATGTCCCCGAGCAGTATCCCGGAGATGAATGGCTCCAGACTCACGTCAATACCGCGCTCGGTGCCCAGCAGCAGATCACCAACGAGCTCAACCGCCGCAAAGCAGAGCAGGAGGCGGCCGAATCGAAGGCGCGCATCGAAGGCGAGCAGGCGCGCACAGCCGAAGCAAAGGAACGCACCGCGACCGAGGTCCAATCGCGGCCGTCGAAGGTGCCCAACGCCGCGGGATTGAATCCCGAGCAGCAGTCACAGGCCGACATCCGCAAAGCCGAGCTCGAAGAAACCAAACGCCACAACAAGGCGATGGAGCAAAAGGCAGAGGAAGCCAAGAAGCTTGCCCCGGCACAGGCAGCGCAAATCGAGGCCATGAAATCGGCGGCGCTGGCCGCCTCAAAGGCGCAGTACCTGCGAGATCTCAAGGATCCCCTCGTCAAGCCCGAAGACGCCTGGCAGCAGCACGTCGACCGGATGGACGCGGCGCAGTACGCCTATGAAAACGAGGTCGCCGCGGCGACCAATCAGGCCGTCCCGCATAACAATTGGGCGCGCCAGGAAAAGGCACCAGCGGCCCCGGCCGGGAACACGTCGGTATCGACGTCAACGCCTGCTCCGACCGCCAAGACCGGCCGGCAGTCAAAGCAGTTTCCCGAGTCCCGTCTCGCTGCCTTCGCGCAGGCCAACGGCATCAGTGCCGAGGAAGCGCGGCGCCGCCTGACCGCCGATGGCTACACCGTCACAAAGTAGCTGGACCGTTTCGCCGGAGGCCTTTCTCGCTTCGGCTTCGGAGCCCGTCGTATCAAAAACAACGTGGAAAGTCTCGCCCGAGGATTTCCTCGGCCAGGCCGCGCCTTCTACAGAACCGCCTGATAATATCAGTCCACCCAGCAAAGCCGTGCCCGCGTTCCGCCTTCGCAACGAGGCCGCTGGTGCGCCGAAGCCCGGAACACCGGCGTATGTCAAATCGCGGGCGACACCCGCTGGCCTCGCACCGCCGATCATCCAGGAAGCGCTGGGCATCCCCGAAAAGCCCACCACCGTGGCGGGCGGTGTGGCGAAAGCCGGCGCGGAATTCGCCGAGCAGATGACGCTCAACCCGGTAAACGTCGGGATCCAGGTCGCAACCGGAGGCCTGGGCGCGCTCGCCTTGAAGCTCCCGCTGGTCAAAGCTGCGCTCCCCAAGGCCATAAGCGCCGGGTTCAGCGCGCAGATGCTCGAATCGGCCTACCGCGATAGCCAGGAGTTTCGAAAGGCAGTCGACGCGGGCGACTATCCCCAAGCCGCCAAGCTGTTCACGAGCGCAATGCTCAATGCCGGCATGAGCGCACTCGGTCTGCGGCATGCAGCCAGCCGAGAAGCTGAGCCAATCCCAGCGGGCACGCCGCGCACGCCCGAAGAGAAGCTGATGGACGAGATGGGCGCGGCCTCAAACGAAGACCTGGCGGCCGCGACGTTCAATCCGGAGCAGCGCGCCGCCGCCAACCGCGAGATCGCGATCCGCCAGAAGGCCGGCACGTGGACCGTCTCGCCCGAAGACTTCCTCGCGTCCTCCGGGCCGGCACCGATGAACCGCGGCCAGCGGCGCGCCACAGCCGCGCCGCCCGCCGAAGGCGTGCCCGAAGCTCAGACACGCATCGAAGGCGCGCGAGAGGACCTGGCGCGCACGCTCGCGGGCAAATCCTATAAGCGGCTGAGCGACACTGACCGCGCCGTGGTCGATGACCTTGTGAGCAAGGGCTACGCGGGCAAGCCGGTGGAGCACCCAGCAGAAACGGAAGAAGCTCCTACAGCTCCCGCACCCGAGATCACCACCACGCCGCCCGAGCAGACAGCCACGGCCGAAGTTCCGCCGACTGCCGATCAGCGCGCGACGATCGAGCCGCGGCCGCCGGCCACGCCGCCGCTTTATGGCAAGGACACCGAGGTCCGGATCCCCGGCGAGCGCAAGCGCTACCAGGCCGTCTACGCGCTGCGCGAGGCCGAGGACGTCTATCCTTCCCACAACCCTCACAATTTCGAGAGGAACCCGGTGCGCGAAATCGCACAAGACCTGCCCGACGCGCAGGCCGCCATCACGGATTTCAACAAAGTGGGGACCGCCGAGCTACGCCAGGCCGAGCGCGCGATCGCCGACTCGCGCCGCGTGACGGCGCCCACGCTTGACGAGATCACCCGGAGGATCGACCAGCAGGGACCGGAAGGAACGCTCAACCAGGCGCTTTCTGGAGACGCCCGGCCGATCGTCGAACGCCTCGTATCCGATGGCGTGATCACCAACCAGGAAAAGCCCAAGCTCTTGAACCAGGACGGCAGCCTCACCGCCGAGGGTAAAGCCCGCGTGAGCCGGCTGATGATCGGCCGACTGTTCGAAGACGCCCGGCAGTTCGACGATACGCCGACGCAGCTCCGCGAAAAGCTCGAACGGGTCGCCGCGCCGCTCGCCAAAACCGAAGGCCTTGAAGGCTGGGACATCACCGGAGCCACGAAGCAAGCCGTGAGCCTGCTTGAAGACGCGCGCCGGCGCGACATGACTATCGATGACCTGGTGGCGCAGCGCGGCATGTTTGGGCCGGCCGAGTATTCCGAACCGGCCATTGCGATCGCACGCAAGCTCCAGGAGAAGCCGACGGAAGCCGCCCGGGCCTTCCGCCAATATGCATCCGAAGCTCAGATGGGCGCCGGCGGCCAGCAGTTACTAGGGATCGAGCCGCCCAGCCAGGCCGAGAGTTTCCGGGAGGCATTCCGGGAAGCCGACGACTTTGGGCCCGTTGCGCGCGAATTTCGAAACCGTCCGCAGGACGCGCTCGCCTGGCTGCGAGAGCGAAAAGCGGGACACGCCCGCGGCGTCATCGAACATCCGGAGGTGGGGTCGATTGGACTGGTGTACGGAACGCCCGGCGAAGGAGAACGGTTGCTGCGGGGCTACGGCGTCTCTCACATCGACGCCCGCCGGCCTGGCTACCTGGACCGAATTGTCGACCAGATCTCGACTATGCCCGTCGTCGAAGAGATCAAAGGCAAAGGCGGCCGCACAGTGGGCAAGGTCCTGGAGAAAGACGGAAACCGTGCAGTGATCGCGGCCGACTTCAAGGGAAAAGAAACCCCGGAGTGGCTGCTCACGGCCTACGAGCGACCGGCCCCCGGCGCATCTGTCGGCGTCACCGAGGCCCTACCGGGGACCGAACCGTCTTCCTCGGTCACCGGCCGCAGCTCCAGTATATCGAAGCTCGATTTTGCGGAGCGGAAAATCAAAGAGCGCATGGCCAAGCGCGTCCGGGAAGCCGGATCGACGCTTTCCGCAGGCCCCGGCCTGGCCGCCGAGCAGCTCGCCGACTACGCGGCGCTGGGCGCGATCAAAATCGCCAAGGGCGCGGTGAAGTTCAAGGCCTGGTCCGAGGAAATGCTCCGGGACCTGGGCGAAGAGATCCGGCCCTATCTCGGCAAAGTTTGGATGCGGGCCCAGGCGCTTCATCGCGATCAGATGGCCAAGGGCGGCTACGGCGAGACCGTTCAGCCACCCGCGAAACCGACCGCAGGAGAACCGTCGCGCCCGGTCACATCGCCTTCCTACGAGGCGACGAAAGCCAACCTGCTGGCCAAGGTCAGCGAGCCCGTCCGCACGGCGATGGAGACGCGGCTTTCCGACTTCGAACAGCGCAACCCCGCCCGCCAGGTGGTGAGCTTCGCCGACATCCAAAAGCAGGCCCGCGAGCTCGATCCGTCGCTCGTCGACAAGCTGGACGTGTCGAAGATGAAGCAGGGCGACACGCTCGATCCGGCCGTGCGCTTCGCGGCTCGGGAAACCCTCAACGGCTTGAACGTTGAACTGGAACAGAAGCGCCAGGCCTTTTCGGCCAATGCGCCCAACATGACCGGCGACGAACGCGCCCGCCTGACCGATCAGATCGAGCGCCTGGAGCAGGACGCCCGCCGCCTGGTCGACGTGCTGATCCCGACGCGTTCGCAGGACGGCCGCAACTTGGCTTATCACCGGATGATGGCCGAGGGATCGTTCGACGTAACCTACTGGCTCTCACGAGCCCGCCGCGCGATCGGAATCCCGGAGGGAGCCGAGCTGCCCGCCGAAGTTTTGAAAGACGTGCAGGGCATCACCGCGCGCGGCCAGGAAGCTGAAGCAAACGCCGTGCGCCGCGTCCGCATCCGCCAGGCCCAGCAAGAAGCGCGCGTCGAAGCAGGCCCGCCCCCGGCCGAAGGACCGAGCCTTGCCGAACGGCAGGCCCGCTACAAGCAGCGCGTGCTCGATCTGATCCAGCAGAAGATGGCGGGTGTGACGAAAGAGCGCGCGCCGTCCAAATGGGAACTGTCTCCGGCCGAGCGCGCCGAAGTGGACAGCGATCCGGCCGTCAAGCAGGCACGGATCGAGCTGGCGCGGAAGCTCGCAAAGCTCGAAAAAACGGGGCCGCTCGAAGCCATCATGGCCTTCCGACGCGCGGGACTCCTGACTGGCGTGCGGACCCATCTCCGAAACCTAGGCGGCAACACGGCATTCCAGGTCCTCGAAGAAGTGAGTCGCGCGCCTTCCGTGATCGTCGATTCGGCGCTCGAGCTGTTCAGCGGGCAGAAGACGGTGCAGGGTCCAAGCCCTCGATCGGTGGCCGCGGCCGGGAAAGCTGCGGCGACTCGTGGAGTGCGCGAAGCCCTCCAGATTCTGAGGGAAGGCGCTACCAGGGAAGACCTGTCGCAGCTCGACTACACGCGTGAGGTGAATACGGGAAACCGCGTATTCGATACGGCGATCAACGCCGTGTTCCGGAGCATGGGAGCTGAGGACCGAGTCTTCAAGGTGTACGCCTACGAGCGCAGTTTGCAGGAGCGCATGAAGCTGGCAGCCGTGGCCGAACCTACCGACGCCATGCGAGCGGAGGCGTGGAAAGACGCTCTGTTCGCCACGTTCAACAATGACAATCTGATTGCGCAGGCCTGGGCTGGGGCAAAAGGTCTGCTATTGCGGACGGGAACGCCCGGCGGCCGCGCACTGGTTGCGGCCATGGATCTGGCCGTTCCGTTCGTGCGCACGCCTTCAAACATCATTTCGAGAATCATCGACTACACGCCCGTGGGCGGCATCGGCCGCAGCGCCGTAGCCATCCAAAGGGTGATATCTGCGAAAGGCTGGAACGCGGAAACGCAGCGGGCATTTTCGCTCGCGATCGGACGGGGACTGACCGGTTCGGCGCTTCTGTGGCTCGGCTACTGGCTGTCTTCGAAGGGCCTGGCAACCGGAACGTCCCAGGCCGAAAAGGGCCAACGGGATGTGGCCGAAGCCGCCGGACGGATGTACGGTTCCGTCCTGATCAATGGCAAATGGCACCGGATCGATGCGTTCTCTCCTGTCGGAAACCTAATCGTGCTTGGCGCAACTCTCCAGCGCGATTCTGTAGCGCGCGGTGATCTTCCAGCCATAGCGGGAATCGCAGGAAAGACCGTGATGGAGCAGCCGATGCTGAAGGGTATGAGTGGAGTCGTCGAGGCCGGAAACGAGCCAGAGCGAAAGTTCACGACGCTGGTCGGCTCAACCGCGGGTTCTTTCATCCCCACCGCCGTCGCCGACGTTGCCGCGGCGGCCGACACATCCCGGCGCGAAACCCGCTCGACCTCGGCAGGCGAGCAGATCCGCGCGAAAATCGCCGAGCGTATTCCCGGCCTGCGCAACCAACTTCCCGAGCGCGTCGACCTATTCGGAGAGACGCTGAAGCAAGAATGGCGCTCCGTCCTCGATCCGACCATCGGCAGCAAGGCCAAGGAGCAGGGCGATTTCGTCCTGCGGGAACTGGTTGCCAACCGCGTCCCCGTGGCCACCAGCCCACAGAAGAAGGGCGAGACGCTCGAAGAATTCCGGGTGCGCCGCGCCGCGCATCCAAACGCCACCTGGCAGAAACCAGAATCGGACGGGCAATACAAAGCGCGCCTGACGCGCGAAGGAGTCGCGATCAAGCAGGCGCTCGCCCGGCTGATTACCAGCCCCGCTTACCAGCGCGCGGATCAGGACACGCGGCGCGAGCTCATGACCGAGCAGATCGCCCGGGTGAGGGCGCGCGTGAATTGAAGTACACTCGGAACTGAACTTACTGCTGGGAAGCAGAAAGGACTTCGGGCTTGGGATTTTTCCGCAATCGCGAGCGACGCGAGATCAAGCGCAAAGCCATCCCCCAAGCCGCCACCAACGAGATCGGCCGCGATTGCGTCGTGCGCCGGATCTACGCCATCAACAATAGCGGCGGCACGCTGACAGTCCAGGCCAACGACGCCGACGGCTCGCCGATCCTGCCAGTACAAACGCTGCCGAATAACAGCCGCCTTGACTTCACACCCGAAGAGGGCGAAACCGCCAAGGGCGGCGTCGTGTGGAGCGCGTCCGGTCCAGGCCTATACGGAGGCATCGTTTACTTCGATCCGTAAATCACCATGGCCGTATCCATCACCAAGCCGCCACTTGACCTCGCCCACGTCCAGGAGTGGGAGCAGGCGATCTCGCGCCTCGACGCCGACTATCGGCGGCACCTGGAGCTGCTCGAGACTACGCTAGATCTGCACACCCGCTCGATCGAGCAATACCGCTCCGACCACCGGCACGCCCAGGATCGCCTGGATATTCTCGGCCGGATTCTGGACGCGCACATCACCGCCTTCACCTCGCACCAGAAGCTGGCCGAAGAGCAGCGCGCGCGCCAGGAGCGGATCCGCCGGGCGCTCGCCCACGAACTGCTCCAGGCGCGGGAAGAAAACGACCGGCTAAAGCTCAAGGCTGCGAAAGTAGCGTCGGGCCGCTGGATGCGGCTCGGTCGATTCCTGCGCCTCGCCTCGCCGCTCGCAGTCCTGTTCGTAATCGCGGCGAATGCCCAGGGCCAGGTGATCGGGCCTGTCGTCGGAACCAGCTCCGCGAACCCGGCCTATGTCAACTGCGTCACCGGGTGCAGCGCATCGAGTGGTCCATCGTTTGGATCGGCGTTTCCTTCGAGCGGCACTCCGATCGGGGCAACCGACGGCGTCAATATGCAGCCGGTGAAGGTAGATGGTTCCGGAAATCTGCTGGTGAACGTGGCCGCAGGCTCGGGCGGCACGCCCACCGGCCCGGCGGGAACGCCGAACGCCAACGTCGTGAGTGTGCAGGGCATCACTGGGATGACGCCCGTGAAGGTGGACGGCTCAGGAGTAACGCAGCCCGTGAGCGGAACCTTCTGGCAGGCAACCCAGCCGGTATCGGCCGCAAGCCTTCCGCTTCCGACCGGCGCGGCGACCGCAGCGAAACAGCCAGCGCTCGGAACCGCAGGCGTCGCGAGCGCTGATGTGATCACGGTGCAGGGCATCGCCTCGATGATCCCCCTTAAGGTCGATGGTTCGGGCGTGACGCAGCCAATCTCGGGGACGGTGACTTCGAACCAGGGCGGCACCTGGACCGTGCAGCCTGGTAACACCGCCAACACCACGCCCTGGCTTGCGACGATCAGCCAGGGCGGAAACGCCGCAACCGTGAGCGTGGGCGGAGCCCTAAAGGTCGACGGCTCCGCAGCAACGCAGCCGGTCAGCGGCACAGTGACGGCAAATCAAGGCGGAACCTGGAATGTCAACGCCACGCTCGGCGCGGAAACCACAAAGGTAATCGGCGTCGTCCGCACCGCGGACGGATCGGGCAATCTGCTCACCTCGACGGCCTCGGCGCTCGATGTCAACATCAAGACCTCGGCCGCTTCGAACATTTCAACCAATGTGGCCCAGATGAATGGCGTCGCGGTCACGATGGGCAACGGCACGGCCGGAACGGGAGTCCAGCGCGTGGTGCTTGCCTCCGATAACTCCGCGATCGCCAACTTCGGCCACGGGGCAACCGGATCCGCGGTGCCGGCGAACGCCACGTATTTCGGCGCGCTCACCGCCGGGAACCTACAGGGCGTGATCGCCTGCCGCTCGACGGCTGTTCTCGACATGACGACGGCGACGACGACGCAAATCGTCGCGGCATCCGGATCGACCGCGATCTACATTTGCGAGCTCTCCGTGATGGCCAACGGAACCACCACGGTCACGATGAAATACGGAACCGGGTCTAACTGCGGGACCGGCACCACGAGCCTGAGCCCGGCCTGGGACCTGATCGCCCAATCAGGCATCGTCGAAGGCAGCGGCCTCGGGACAGTCTACTCAACGCCCGCCAGCCAGGCGCTTTGCTTCACTAACTCAGCCGCCGTAAACGCGCACATCCATGTCTCTTATACGCAAATGTAAAGTCGCAGGCGCAGCTTTACTCTGGGCCGTGCTCCTGTTCGGCCAGGGCCAGGGCGATCGCCCGATCCCGCCTTACGAAGGCGACGGCAATCCGCAGCATGACGGCCAGCCGCGCTGGTGCCAAGCGACTGACGGTTTCGGCTACAAGAAAAACTGCGGGATCTGCGATACCAAGTGCGGGCCCGACGGAACTGGCGGCGAGAGCCCGAAGTGCAAAGTGTACTGCCGCAAGGGCGCCTGCCGATGTCACCCCGAGTGCCACACGTAAAACAAGGAGAACCCCCCGTGAAAAGACTGTCCCTGGCGCTTGTAGCCATCATTGCGATCCCGGCACATGCGGCTTGGGGAACTGGGGCGGGTAACGCTGGAACTTGCACGGCCAATTCGAAGACCGCCGGCACGTCGCTAACATGCACCGTCGCAACCGAAAATATGGAGGCCGGCAAGGTCGCGATCTTGTGGGCGGGCATGGACAACGTCCAGACGACGGACGGAAACAGCACCGATTGCACATCGGTCCAGGACTCGGCTTCGAACACCTGGACCAAGCTACGCGAATTCACCAACGGCCAGGGCGCGGCGGCCGGCGGGGCGACCGTGTGCCTGTTCTATTCCAAGCTCGCGACGCAGCTTACTTCCGGCACGAGCACCATCACGCTAAACCATTCCTCGCTCACGGCGCGCGGCATCGTCGTGAAGGAATTCCAGATCACTTCTGGCAACGTTGTTTCGATCGTCGGCACGCCGCAGGATCTCGCCAACGACGCCGCAGATCCGGGATCGATGACGGTAGGCAGCCTCACCAACTCCGAGCATCTGTTCCTGCGGGCAACGGCGCTCGAGCGAGCCACGGGGGGAACGTGGACGGCGACCACGAATTTCACCTCGAGCACGTGTAACGGATCGAACGCGGGCGGCGCGGCCAGCAACATGGACGCCTGCGGCGAGTTTCGGATCTTAACGGGAACCACGGCCACCAGCGATCCGACGGGCACCGCCGTCGATTGCGCCTCAGTCTTTCTCGCAGTCGACGAGGCGGCCCCGCCGGCCGGCCCGCCCAGCGGAGGCCTGTCGCTCGTCGGAGTTGGAAGATGACAATTCTGGGGTAAACTGTTTTACGAAAGCCAGTGCGGTCCTGACGTCGCGAGACGGTAAGGGCCGGAACAGCCGAGAGGCTGATCGAGGGCTATGTGAGAAAAGAGCTTTTCAGGCTCGCCCGCACCGCCGGACTAGCCATTCTGCTCGCGGCGGCCGTCTCCGGCCAGGCCACGCTCGCGCCGCCTCCCAAATTCACCGGGCTCGATAACAACGGCAACCCGATCGTGGGAGGCTTGCTCTACTCCTACGTGGCGGGCACGACCACGCCGCTTGCCACCTACACCAGTTCGAGTGCCAGCGTGGCAAATTCAAATCCGGTCATCCTCGACGGAGCGGGCCGCGCCGATATCTGGCTCTCGTCAAGTTCGCTCTATAAGCTCGAGCTGCGAACCGCGCAGGGCGCCGTCGTCTGGACCGTCGATAACGTGTCCGGTTCGGGCGGCGGGGGTGGCGGCGGGACGCAGCCCTGGGTGATCTCGGGCAGCGACATCTACTACTCTGCCGGAAACGTCGGAGTGGGCGGAGCGCCCACCACCGGCCAAAAATTGCAGGTGACCGGAAACGAGATCGTCACGGGCTACCTGCGATTCCGGGACCAGGCGGCGACCGCGCATTATGTCGGATTCTCCGCGCCCAATTCCGCGACGGCCGACGTCACCTGGAAGTTGCCCTCCCAAAGCCAAGCAGGGTGCTGGACGGACGACGGCGCCGGAAACCTGTCGATTCAAACATGCGGCTCGGGCGGCGGCGGCACCGGCACGCCCTACACGACCACGGTCACCTCGGCTACGTCGCTCACCGTGTTGGCGCTTACGCACGGGCAGGGAACGCTGCCCGTAGCATATTGCTTCGACAGCGCCACGCCCAGGCTGGCCGTGCTGTGCTCTTACACGCGGAATACGTCAGGCGACCTCGTCTTCAGCTTCAATCCGCCGTTTACCGGACTGGTTCAGATCGAATCAAAAGGCACGGGCGGAGGAGGCTCGAGCATGTGGACGCTCGACGCGAACAACAACGTTTTCCTGTCCTCGACCAACTACGCGGTCAGCTCTCTCAAGCTCAAGAATCAAACGGCCGGCACGGGGGTTACGTCGCTCACCATCCAGGACGGCGCCAGCCAGTCCGGCAATTCCGTGGTCGACTTCCTCGATAACGCGGGCACCCGCACGGCCTACTTTGCGGGCGGCGGCCTCTATACGGTGAACGGCGGCTCCGTCAAGACGCTCACGCAGGCGCTGACTTACAACATGAGTTCGGATGCCTACATCCTGTGGTATAGCGGCGTGAATCTCGCCTCGTTCCCGGTGGCTGACACTCAATTGTTTCGCAGCGCCGCCAGCACGCTGCGGATCGGGGACAACATGGGCGGCAACGGCAACCTGATCGTCGGCAACCTCACCGTGAACGGCACGTGTACCGGTTGCGGATCAGGCGGCGGACTGCCGGTGGTCGATACGACGAGCGTGGTCAAGGGATCGACGGACGCCACCAAACTGTTGCGGTTTGAGGTAGACGGTTTCACCACGGCGACCACGCGGACGCTGACGCCGCAGGATGCCAGCTACACCATTGCGGGCACGGACATTGCGCAGACGTTTTCGCAGGTGCAAACGCACACTGCGAGCCTGGCCGGAGACGCCGTGGCCGACGTGGGCCAAGCGCTCGCCAGCAAGTATTTCCGCGACGGCAATTTTGGCCGCACGGTCGACGCCGCCTTTCTGCGGACGCAGCTCGGCACTCCAGATGCGCCCACGGATTTCTTTGACTGGACGATGGGTCAGGGGATCGGCGGGGTCCAGCACGTGGTGGGACTCCGGAATTCGAGCGGCCAGTACGTGCTCAACATCGATGACCGTCGAAACGCCGGTGACCCGACGCTATTCCAATTCCTCGGCCACATCCAGCCGCAGACCACGAATGCGTACGACATCGGATCGAGCGCGCTGCGGATCCGCAAGATTTATGCGACGGACCTGGACGTGACCGGGACGTGTAGCGGATGCGGCGCCGGCGGCGGCTTGCCGGTTCCGGATACAACAGACATCGTTCGCGGGAACCTGGATGCCACCAAACTCCTGCGATTCGAGGTGGACGGATTCAGCACCGCGACGGAGCGCACACTCACGCCACAGAACGCAAGCTACATCATCGCCGGGACGAACATCACCAACAGCTTCACCAGCCAGCAGAATTTCGGCGCGACCGCCAGCCTGGCCGGGGCGACGACCAACGATGTCGGCCTGAACAGCGGGGGCGCGGCATACTTCCGGAACGGCAACTTCGGCGGAACGGTGGATGCCGGGTTCCTACGAACCCAACTCGGCACGCCGGACGCCGTCAGCGATTTCTTCGACTGGACGATGGGACAAGGGATCGGCGGGGTAATTCACGTCGTCGGACTCCGGAATTCCTCCGGAACCTACGTGCTGCAGGTGGACGATCGGCTCTCCGGAGGCAATCCCACGCTCTTCAACTTCAACGGAAACGTGAACCCACAGGCCGCCAACGTGTACACTCTCGGTAGCTCGGCCTTCCGGTGGGGAAAGGCCTGGGTCCGGGAGCTGGACATTTCCCAGACCGTCACCGGGTCGCTCACGCCGTCGCTGAACGCGACCTACAGTCTCGGATCGAATCTGGGCGGCCGCTGGCTGAAGCTATGGACGCAGGACGCCGATTTTTCCGGAACGCTCGACGGCGGAACCTACCGCGTCGGAGGTACGACCGTCATCGATACGAGCCGCAACGCCACGTTCGTCAACGTCGTAGCGAGCGGCGGGGCCTTCAACTCCACCGTGACGGGCCTCACCACCGCCTACACCGCCAACGGCGGCGCATTCATCGTCAACGGGCAAGGCGATATCTCCGCCGGCGGATCGATCAATATGGCCGGCGGCACGGGCCTGGCACCCTACCTCGTCAACGGCACTGCGGTGATCGATTCGAACCGGTACTTCCTGGGGCCACTCAACACCCCAGTGGGCGGCCTGGTATCGAACGTGTGGATCGGATCGACGGGCAATTTCTATACGCGCTCGACCGGAGCGAGCACGGGCATCGTCTGCGCCGGCGTCAGTGACGGATGGCTGGCGGTGACCTCGGACGACTTCGTCGTGGTCTGCCTCGGCGGGGCCCGCTTCCGGGCGGCTTTATCAGCTTTCTGAAGGAGGAAGAGAAACGGATGAAATGCGCAATCGTGATTCTGGCTCTGGTGGCCCTGCCAATGCTCGCAGAGGATGACAACAGCACCGGAACGTTTAAGCCCAAGTCTCCGCCAGACCCGCAGATCAGTATCGCGGCCAAGTACGCCTACGAGAAGGCCGCCGGGGCGTACCAGCGCGCGGACGCGACCTTTCGCGAGTGGCTGAGCGAACCCATGCGGAAGCTGGTCGACGACCGGGCCCAGGCCTACCAGGCGCTCCAAGCTGCTGGTGCCCAGATGCAAAAGGAATGCGGGGACAGGTTCAACGTGCAACAGAACGAAAAGGGCGAATACATCTGCGTCCTCAAGCCCGCAGCCGTACCGCTTGAAGGCAAGCCAGCAAATTGAGACCAGATCCATGAAGGTTCTTGCCAGCTTCGTGTTCTGTGCGGCCGCGCTCATCGCGCAGACGCGCAGCGTCTCAGACGCCTCGGCGCTCGGAGCGGTGGATGCATCGGCCGCCATCAGCACTAGGCCGACCAAGGTGGGGACCGCCCTGCCTGGCACCTGCGGCGTGGGAGAACTGTTCTTCAAGTCCGACGCCACCGCCGGGCAGAACCTCTACGAATGCGCCACGGCGAACGTGTGGACGCAGCAACTGAATAGCGGCGCTGGGGGCGCGTCGGCGGCCCTCGATAATCTGGCGACGACCTCGGTCAACGCAGCGCTGTTGTTTCAGTCCGGCATCGATATCGGCAGCACGCTCAAGCCGGTCCGCAACCTATACCTCTACGGGACCGGAATATACGGAACGACCTACATCGGACTGACCGGCACGCCGACTGGCACGCGGGCGCTTACGCTGCCCGACGCCACCGACACGCTCGTGGCGCGGAATACCACCGACACGCTCACCAACAAGACCCTCATCGCTCCGGTGATCGGGTCGATTGTCAACACCGGGACTCTCACGCTGCCGAGCACGACCGACACACTGGTCGGCCGCGCGACCACCGATACACTGACCAACAAGACGTTCGACACGGCGGGCGCCGGCAACAGCTTTCTGGTAAACGGCGTGGCAGTGACGGCCAACACAGGCACAGGCGCGATCGCGCGCGCGGTCTCGCCGAGTTTCACGACACCGACGCTCGGAGCGGCCACGGCGACCACAGTCAATAAAGTCACGATCACCGCTCCGGCCACCGCGGCGACGCTCACCATTGCAGACGGCAAGACCTTCACGGCTTCAAACACGGTGACCTTGTCGGGCACGGACGGATCGACCGTCGTCTTCGGCACCGGCGGCACCATCGCCTACGTCGCCAACAATCTGAGCGTGTTCGCTACGACGACCTCGGCCCAGCTCGCCGGCGTTCTGAGCGATGAGAGCGGATCCGGGCCGGCTCTGTTTCAGACCAGTCCGACGATCATAACGCCGAGCCTAAGCGCTCCGACGATCACCGGACCGACGATCGCCAACCAGGCTGAGGGCACCTGCGACAGCTCGGCCCGCGGCAAATATACGGTGGTCCAAGGAGGCGCTGGCGTCGCCGACACGCTCCGGATCTGCCTCAAAGATTCGGCCGATACCTACGCCTGGAGGCCGCTGCTATGAAACGTGGCATGCAACGATTTTGGTTGACGCTGGCACTTGGAGTTCCGGCGCTCGCCCAGCCGCCGATCCGGTACCTCGAAGGCGCCGGAGCTCCTCCTGCGACCGCCTGCGACAGCACCGGAGAACGCGGGGCGATCTACCTGCGCTACGACAACCCGGCCACGAACCCGAGCCAGGTGTATGTGTGCACGCAAACCGGAGCGAGTTCCTACGCCTGGCAATTCATCTCGCACAAGATCGGCTCGTCGAATCCAGCCAAATGTGACCTCGGCGAGGTATTTTTCAACACGGCCGGAAGTGCCGGCCAGAACTGGTACGGATGCACGGCGGCCGATACCTGGACGCTGATGAGCGGGGGAGGCGGCGGGTCGGGCAATCCGGCCGGGTACACCACGGTCCCCTACAGCGCCACACCGACCTTCACCGCGGCGTCCAATACAGCGACGTCCTTCCTGATCACACTGACCGGTAACGTCACCTCAAGTACGCTGGCCGGCGCTTCCACGGGCCAGTTACTGACCTTCAATGTCTGCGAAGACGCCACCGGCGGACGCACCTTTGTCTGGCCGACGACCATCCCGAATCACGGCGACATCGACACGACAGCGAACGCCTGCTCGCATCAGACCTTTGTCTGGGACGGAACGAACGCGCAGGTGCTCGGCAACCTGGTCGTGACCGGGGTGAATGGCGGGTCCGTGGATCTGCCAGGGGCGAACAGCGGATCCCTCAAGATCAAGCCGGCCGCCAATGCCGGCAGCAATAGCGTTCTCACTCTGCCTGGCGGCACCACGGACTTCTCGGCCACCGGCGGCACCTCACAGGTGGTGAAGCAAACCTCGCCGGGCAGCCCCTTTACGGTCGGGACAATGGGGTGCGCGGATTTAAGCGACGCCTCAAGCGGCTGCTCCGCGCCGGCGGGGTCCGGATCCGGTTCGGTTCCCTACGGGCTCTCGGTCATCCACATCGGCTACGCATCCGCCGTCGCCGATATCGCGAGCACGGCGAACGGAGCATGCACAGCCGTCGACGTTGCGGTCAAGGATGCATTTCCAGGCGACCGCGTGTACGTGAACGGGGCGGCACTGGCGGATGGCGTCTTTCCCGAAGCCAAGGTCACGGCCTACGGAAACGCCCGCCTACAGGTCTGCAATCTCACCGGCACCGCGAACGATCCGCCGAGCACGACCTACAACTTTACCCTAGTGAGGCCATCATGAAACCACTGGCGACGCTTCTGGTCCTGGCTGCTGTGACTTTCGCGCAGAGCCTGTATATCAGCTATCCGGTCAACAATGCCACCACGACCGGAACGACCATCAATCGGCTCTTCAAGCTGGACAGTTCCGGCAATGCCGTCATCATGTCGGCGGGCGACACAGCCGGATTCAAGGGGGTGATCATCGGCGGCCAACCTGGCGTCGGACCGAACACCCAGTCTCTGGCCGCATCGGTTGGCGTGGTGCCGCTCGACATGGACGGAACCGCCACCGCGCAGCATTACGTCCAGATTTCAGGCACGGCCGCCGGCAAGGGCCACGATACGGGTTCGACCGCCTATCCCACGAGCGGCGGCGACGTGGTGGGCCAGGTTGTAGGTCCCTGCTCGGGCACGTGCACGGCATACGTGCTGCTGGCTCCGGAGAATCCAGCAACCAGCGGCGGCGGTTTCGATCCTCTCGACATGACCAAGTACACCCACGTCTACTCCGACGGCGTGAAGACCGACTTCTATCCGGTGGGATGGAGTGTATTCCAGCAGGACGGCGCAACAGTATGCGGCGGAGGTGGGGGTGTGACAAGCGCTGGAGAAGCTACCGGGATATCGTACGACACAGGGGCCACTAGCGGTAACTACTGCACGATTTTCAAAGCAGCGAGGGATGGAGCGGCAGGAACAGCATTCTCTGATTTCGTGTCCGCGGCAAACTTCCACGCTTTCGACTTTCGCACACGCCTCAACTTACCCTCCATCGTGAGTGTCAAGGGTTACTGGGGTGTATTCGCTTCCGTCACAGCCGCTGATCCGACCGATGGAGTTTTTCTCGAGTTCGACCCAAACGGAGGGTGGACGAACGCTGGTAACTGGCAGTGCACCGTTCGCAACGGCGGGACATCGACCCGAACCGACACAGGCGTTGCGGCCACCA